TTCCTGTTACAAATTGTGCGGGACAATGCACAATACGAAGAGGACGAAGATCGTGAATGGATGAATGAACTTGCCAATCAAATTGAAGATCAAATTGTAAACCACCCAACAAACGACTGATGAACAATCTAAACCGCGATTCACTGATTCAATGACACTCCGTCCTGAAATAAGACGTTAAAAGGTTTCATTTTTCACACTACACTTTTTCTCTTTTCGTTATGACCACCGAACAACAAATCCTGTTTGATCGCGCACAAACTGGAAACGATTTGCTGAAGGTTCTTGATAGTATGGCTGCTGATTCTGTTGGATTCACTTATGCCGAATCTCCACTAATTGCTCAGGTTCTGGGAATTGAAAATCTGGAACCGATGGAGTTCTGATTCTAATGACAAATTGGACTGATGATTATGATGATCAAACAATGAACATTATGTATCAAGAAATCACTGATTATTTCACTGAAACAATCACATCAACTGTGTTAGAAAAGTATCACAATTCAGTTGACAATAACAACGAAAAAGTATAAAATACTAATGTAGTTTTCATTCAACAATGGACACCATTCTTATGTCACTCAACACAACGTCAACGAACAAAGTTACAAGGTACAGAGTTACATTAGATTTCACCGTAGATACATCAAACTGCGTCAGTCCGAATGAGTGGAAATGGTCTGAACTTTTGGAACTCAAAGGTAATGAAACAGTCAATGAGGTTTATGTAGAAAATCTCGGTGAATATAACCTCAAGAGGAAGAACAAATGAATGACGAAGACGTAACATTTTTCTCTTCAGAAATACAAGAACAAAATGATACCATTGAGTGGGATATTCAATGGGATGATTGCTCTTATGGGGGAACAGAAGTAGAGAGTTATGATCCGTGATTTTTGATGGTTTTTGATACTGCTGTGGAAAAAGCTGTGGAAAAAGTATCAATTAAAAATGGCTAAAAAAATATAGTTGCCTTTTCTATCTCTTTTGTTAAATGTAAGTTAATGAGGGTTTATGAGTATGTTTAAGGTCTTGAAGTTCTTTGAGTTCTTATGCTCAAAAACCCTCTGAGTTCTTGTGATCTAAGCGGGCATTCTATCACACGACCGCTCAAAATGGCAACCGGGTCCACATAAAAACTCCACCGGACTCAAAAAAATACATAAGACCCCCACGCAAAAGTACACCGAGACCTCTGAAATCCTCTGAAATCAGCTGTTTCCCCCTCTGGCAGTTCCAAACACATAAGACCAAAAGTTTTCCACAGGTTATCACAAGATCTCAGATTGCCACTGAGTTCTTATCACATAAGGCTGTGGAAAACTTTATACTTACCTGTGGAAAAAGCTGTGGAAAACTCATAAGAACTCTAAGGACTTATGAGCACTCTAAGGAGAAAACATCTCAGAGTTGCCATAACTCTCTAAAAGCCTTATAATAACTCTGTGGGGTTGCATAAGGGGGATGAGAGCTTAGCTTACTCTAGAGTTCTTATGAGCAACTCAAGAACAAACTATTCGTGATTGTACCACAGAAAAGTAAGAACTGAGAGAATAGTGGACAGTTGTATTAGTGGCACACAGTATGGTTTTGGAGGGTCAGAATCGGGTATCTTAAGGAAGTGGAGGGGATGACCTCCAAACACACTCTCAGAATCTACAATGACCGTCTCCTATCAAACTGACATCACTGACAAAGGTTACAATGGGTGGACCAATTATGAGACCTGGAATGTATCTCTGTGGATTCAAAATGATGAGGGTCTTTATAACTTTGCACAGGAGTGTAAGTCTTATGATGATGTGATTGCAGGTCTCTGGGAGTGTGGTTCAAAGGAAACTCCTGACGGTGTGAAATGGAACTCTAAGAAAGTTAATCATTTTGAGATTAACGAAATGTTGAAAGATCTCTGATCTTCGTTATCACTTAAGTCCTCCTACTTCTTCTTCAAATGTCTCTTCTTCCTACTCTTCTTTCCTCTGGTTTTGTTTATAACGAGGAAGGTGAAAATGACCTGATGGAAGGTTATGTTAAGTTCGTCAATGACACAGTGGAAATGTATACAAACGGAGAAGAAGAAGGGGAGTGGTTTCATATCATTATGAATGAGGAAGGTGATATTATTCTGGAGGAAACTGTCACCGATTGATTCACACTTAAGACCTACACACTTCTCTTCACATTCTTATGAACATCGCAACCGCAACTAAACTTGATCTGATGATTGCAGACGTTCAGGGTAACATTAAGTACACGGTGTTGCCTACAGCGAAACCTCGGAAGTCTCATCTCTGGTTGACACAAACTAAAGGGTTGCGGACTAACACTAACCGTGGTAAAATGAATGACAAACACGCACAGATTGTCACCTAAAGTATAACGAATAAGGGGTGGACGAATACACTCAAATCCACCCCTAATCTCTCGCAGTTTGAGCAGTGTTTTGGCGTGTGGGGCGTCCGTCGCGTCCCCGCGTACCGTTATAAAAACGCTTAAGTCCCTAACCTACAGAGGTGACAAAAAGCGCTGTAAATATTCAACTCGTTTCAAAAAATTTTTGCCGGCCATAAATCTCTGGCCAGGTCCACTTACTCCCAGTACTCACATGGCACCAAAGAAACCAAAAAAGAATCCGACCTTCGGAAATGGAGATAAGAGAAAAGCGACTGGACAGTGTAGATCAACCGCACAGAAAAATGCAAGTAACAAACGGAAAAAGAAATAAATTCATATATAATGTTTGAAGATTAAACTTTGTAAGGAAATGCAATTAAATATAGATCACTACGAAAAAGATTTACTTCTTGAATGTATTCAACATAGATTGGAGCAAGATAAGATTCTTGTAATTAATCATTCTCTCAGAAATGAAATAGAGGACCTACTTGCTAAAATTGAAGATGAATGTGTATAATATACTTGTAGATGGTCAGGTCGTTGCAGAAAATGTAAATGAACCTGATCTAAAACATAAGATGGGGATAATCAAAGAGTATTGTACTCTTGAAGAAGATCTAAGATATTCGGTTGTCTCCTACACTCTAAATACACCAGAAACCATTGCATGAATTGACTTGTAGTGGTAGAATAACAACGTTGCAATTCTAAATTTTATGTCTAAAGGATTTACGATTAAAGCGAATGCTCCGACTCCGAAAAAGAGTGAGGATGAATTTGATATTGAGGCTGCAAAGGAAGCTATCCGAGGCAAATCAATCATCTTCTGTCTTCCAGGTCGTGGGTGTTCTTATATTTTTCTCAAAGCATTTGTTCAACTTTGTTTTGATTTAGTCCAAGTTGGTGCATCAATTCAAATTTCACAGGACTATTCTTCCATGGTCAACTTTGCACGATGCAAAGTACTTGGTGCGAATGTTCTTCGTGGACCAAAACAAGTACCCTGGGATGGTAAACTGAATTACGATTATCAACTCTGGATTGATAATGATATCGTATTTGATACCGAGAAGTTCTATCGTCTTGTTGCAATGGATAAAGACATTGCAGCTGGTTGGTATATGACTGAAGATGGTCAGACGACTTCGGTTGCACACTGGTTGGAAGAGGATGACTTCAAGAATAATGGTGGAGTCATGAATCATGAAACTGGTGAGACGATGCAGAAACGTCGTAAACCCTTTACCGTAGACTATACTGGTTTTGGTTGGGTATTGATTAAGAAAGGTGTCTTTGAATCTCTTGAGTATCCTTGGTTTGCTCCGAAGATGCAAGTCTTTGATTCCGGAGAAGTTCAAGATATGTGTGGAGAAGACGTATCGTTCTGTCTGGATGCAAAAGCAGCAGGATTTGAGATCTGGTGTGATCCAAAGATTCGCGTTGGTCACGAGAAGACTCGTATTCTGTGATCTGAATTAAATGGGGTTCTTCGGAACCCCTAGAAATCTTATGTTATGGCGCGTTTGAAGAATAAAATTCGGCGCGAAAAGAAAACCAAAAGTTGAGGTATTTAAAATGGCTGTAAAAAAATCTTTAAGTAGTAAAGTTGTTATTGAATCCAAACCAAAGAAAACTCTTCAAGGTACTGGAGCCCATACCAAGTATGCTGCAACGAGTCGTAATAAAGCTCGTAAGCGTTATCGTGGTCAAGGTAAATAACGTCTAAATAATTTAAAAATAGAGTTAAAATTATGGCAGACTCAGATCCAACACTATCGCCACTTGCTGCACCTCCTGCACCAGAAGATGCACAAGTATTCGGTTATAATGTTGCAGAACAAGCAGGAACCGTATCTGAACCAGAACCAAGTCAATTCTCGCCACTTGCTGCTGGGTGATTTATGACTGAGAAGGAAGCATACATTCAAGAATGGATCGCAGAAGTATCCAAAGAGCATGAACAATTGGGTGGATATTCTGTCTGTCCTTATGCTTCCAAGTCAAGATCTCTAATTGTAGAAACTCCAATTGATGACATTGTGCCTGAACCAGGTCATGATGTCATCATTTTTATTGTAGAGGATTTTTGGAGACTTGATAGAGTTCAAAAATGGGTAGAATATTATAACGAAAAGTTCCCTTATTATAGTTTCTTTGAGGATTGTGCATCCAGAGAGACTTTTATTAATGGAATACAGACAAATAATAAAAAATATAACTTAATTTTGTGTCAATCAAAGAAAAAATTGAGTAAAGTCAGAAAAGAATTATCAAAGACGGAATATTATAATTACTGGAGCGAAGAATATCTAAAAGAAATTCTTGGTGATGACTATGAAATGGTAACGAAGAAGACTGAATAGGGATAGCAACCCCTTAAAAAGTTCTGATTTTTACAATCAGGAGCTAAACATGTCAAATTTACCAGTTGATCGCAATTCAGATTACATGCATCAGATGTGGGGTACATCCAAATTGGTCACGGATTATGGTGCCACACCGTCTACAAGGGTCATTCAAGAGGTGATGCACGACATTGCACCCAAACATGACTTAAAGAAGCAGACAGACCTTCACGAGAAGATTCGTAATGATGAAGATTATGATGATTGGGACTATGGTACTGAACCAACTTACGGTAAAAAGTGGTAAAAAGGTCTTATACATATAATAAATACCCTTAGTTTGAGTAATGGCTACGATTTCTCGCAAATTTAAAGATATTAGTTTATCATTTGTGAGAAATCCGGTGACTAATGATATTTTGAGTATTAATGATGCAGATGCAATTAAAAAATCTGTAATTAATCTAGTACGAACAAGACTCGGCGAAAGAGTTTTTAATGAACTTCTTGGAACTTCAGTAGATAATTCCATCTTTGAACTTCAAACTCCAGAGATGTCACTTAGATTGGAGAGTGAAATTAATACAGTTTTAAAAAACTTTGAACCAAGAATATCCATTTCAACGATATCTGTTACTTACCCACCAGAATCAAATGATTTGAATATTCGCATTTCTTATAATGTCATAGGATTACCATTTCCTGCACAGACGGTAGACTTTATACTACAACCTTCTAGGATCTAATGTCACTCAATCAATTCACAAATTTAGACTTTACTGATCTAAAGACACAGATTAAAGATTATCTCAGATCAAACAGTAATTTTACTGATTTTGACTTTGAAGGATCTAATTTTGCTGTATTGATTGATTTGTTGGCTTATAATAGTTACATCACTTCATTCAACACGAACATGGTCGTGAATGAAGTATTTTTGGATAGTGCAACTCTCAGAGAAAACGTTGTATCTCTCGCTAGAAATATTGGTTACGTACCTAGATCTAGAAAATCTGCAGTATCAAAAATAACTTTTACTGTTGATTTAACTGCTTATCAAAATCAAAATACAACATTAGTAAGAACGTTAAAACTATCTGCAGGACAAGTTGCTCTTGGTGCAGTCTCGAATGGTAATTATATTTTCTCCATTCCCGATGATACAACTGTTCCTGTTACTAACTCAATCGCTACATTTGAGAATCTGGACATCTATGAGGGAGTATATTTAACAAATACTTTTACGGTAGACTCTTCACAAACAAATCAAAAATTTATACTTCCAAATACAAATATTGATACAAGTACAATTCGTGTAAAAGTAACGAATCAGACTACGGAAATTTATAATACTTATGACAATATCTTAAATGCAACTGCAGACACTAGATTTTTCTTAGTTCAAGAAATTGAAAATGAAAAATATCAAATTCTTTTTGGTGATGGAATAATTGGAAAGAAACCAGCTGGTGGAAGTAAAATAGAAGTTTCTTATATTGTCACAAATGGTTCCATGGGCAATGGAGCCTCCAATTTTACATTCTCTGGTATATTAAAAGATAATAGTGGAAAAACTGTTACCACTGGCATTTCATTAATATTAACTCAGACAAAATCGCAAAATGGTGGAGACATAGAATCAATTGATTCAATTAAATATCTTGCACCTAGAGTTTATGCATCCCAGTATCGCGCAGTTACTTCCAATGATTACAAAGGTATAATTCCATATATTTACGATAACGTTGATTCGGTGACTGCATATGGTGGGGAAGAATTGGATCCCCCACAATATGGAAAAGTTTTTATTGCTATAAAACCAAGAAACGGTACTTTCCTTTCACAGATTACAAAACAAGATATTATTAGATCTTTGAAACAATATTCTATTGCAGGAATAAAACCAGAAATTATTGATTTGAATTATCTTTTCATTGAAATTGATACAACAGTTTATTATAATGCTAACTTTTCTAATAATCCAGAATTGGTAAGAAGTAAAGTATTAAATACTCTTACTGGGTATTCAAAATCAAGTGATATCAATAGTTTTGGAGGTAGATTTAAATATAGTAAAGTGACTTCTTTGATAGATGATACTGATAAATCAATTACTTCAAACATAACCAAAATTAAAATGAGGAGAGATATTCCTCCAGAGTTTAATAAATTTGCAACATATTCTTTCTGTTTTGGTAACAAAATTCACCCAAAAACAGAAGGTTATTCTGTAAAGTCTACTGGATTTACAATTGATGGCGTGACTGAAACTGTTTATATGTCAGACTTACCAAATTCCGATTATAAGACTGGAAAAATATTCTTCTTCAAACTTGAAAATAATTTACCAGTCATTATCAAGAGTTATGCAGGAAAAATTGATTATACTACAGCACAAATTGATTTAGATGTTGTAAAAATAATAGGGACATCATTAATAACTGAAATAATAGAAGTTCAAGCTGCTCCAGAATCAAATGATATTGTTGGATTGAAAGAACTTTATCTTCAAGTTGACGTTCAAAAATCTGTGGTAAATACAATAGAAGATATTATTACTTCTGGTGAAAATGTTTCTGCTACGCAGTTTGTCCCAACATCAAGTTACCTAAACGGAAAGTACACGAGATAAAATGTCAGAGATCAAAAGAGTTAAAATTGATTCTATTATTGAATCCCAAATTCCAGAATTCATTAATGAGGAATATCCTCTGTTTGTGCAATTCTTAAAGAGTTATTACCTCTCTTTGGAGGTTCAATCTGGCACGTTAGACTTAGCAAATAATATAAACAAATATAAAACTATTGAACAATTTAATAACGATAACTTAAATTCTTCGACAACTCTTACATCCGATGTTTTATCTTTTGATTCGACAATTAATGTTGCATCAACTAAAAGTTGGCCAGAGAAATATGGATTATTAAAAATAGATGATGAGATTATTACATATACATCCAAGACAAATACTAGTTTTGTTGGATGTTTAAGGGGATTTAGTGGCATTGACTCTATTAAATCTCTTGATAATTCCAAATTCTTAAATTTTTCATCTTCTTCATCAAGTGAACACACATCTAGTTCAACAGTAACTAATTTAAGTAATTTATTTTTAATAGAATTTTTTGATAAATTCAAATCAGAATTTTTACCTGGTTTTGAGGGAAGAGATTTTAATGAATCTGTATCTATCGAAAATGTTTTAACTAGTATTAGATCATTTTATTCATCTAAAGGTACTGATAAATCTTATAAGTTATTATTCAAAATTCTTTATGGAAAAGATATTGAAATTATAAAACCGCAAGATTTTTCATTAATACCATCTTCCAACTCATACTTTACCACAAAAAATATACTTGTAGAAAAAATCTCTGGTGGTGATGCTACCAATATTAAAGGTAATTTCTTATATCAAAATATTACTGGAGTTGGTACAGCAAGTGCATCAATCTATAATGTTGAATATAGACCCATAAATCAAAAAGAATTTTATGAAATATCATTAGACTCCACTTCATTTACTGGAAATTTTCAAGTATCTGGTAAAACTAAAATTCTAGAAACAGTTTCAGTTGGATCCAATAACATTTTAGTTGATTCTACTGTTGGGTTTTCGGAATCTGGAACAATTATTGTTCAACCAAAAAATTCAGATTTCATCCATATCCAATATACTGACAAAACTGTTAATCAATTTTTAGGAGTTACTGGGGTAACTAATGAATTGGATTTTGGATTAGATGTAAAGGAAGAAAAATTTGCATATAGTTACATCGGGACTGGAAATACATCCGAAGTACGATTTAGAATTGTGAACGTAATAAATGACATTGATACATCAAACACTTCTAATATGGTGGTAGGTGACACCATTAAATTATCCGGATTTGGCAAAGATTTGGGTAATAAAAATGAATTTAATAGTTGGATTTATAATATCCCAACAAATCATAATATATCTCAAATAAATTCAATTAGTTTATACAAATATAGAATAATCTTATTTGATTACGTATATTTTGATTTGCAGGAAAATTTATATATTGAAGACAATCTTGGGAGTACTTTCAATGCCACTGTAGTTAATATTAATTATAATGGTGGAACTAATCAACTTTCCAATAGTATTGACGTACAAATTTTAGATTCCGCATTTGACCCAACATTTTCCAAAAAAGTAGTTAAGAAAATATATAAAGCAAATCATTATTTGAATGGTTTAAATTATTTAAATCAATTAAGTTCTATACCAAGCGGAGTTCAAAATACTTATATTGATTCAAATGAAGAATATTTTTATGTGACCTCTACCGGATTACCAAATTACACCATATTTTCCACTAATAATCAACAAAATATTTCTGGTATCGGTGGAACTAGTGCATTTACTTGCACCAATCATACTTTTACAACTGGAGAATCTGTCTATTATTCTCCATCATCCAATGATACTTCTGGGATATCCACTGGATTATATTACGTTACCAATTTAACTCCAAATAATATTTCATTATCTTTTAGTAAATCTGATATTTTTTCTAAGAAATATATTCAAATATCATCTTCTGGCATTTCTAGTGCTACTGTAATTAAAAATGGATATCAAAATAAAGTATTAAAAAATCAAAAACTCCTTAAGAAATTTAACTTTAATAAAAAATATACTGAATTTGATGATTTAAATCAAAGAACTACAGCTAATAAATCAATAGGAATTTTGGTCAATGGCGTAGAAATACTATCTCCTACTGTTTTTGATGAAAGTGTATTTTATGGAAAATTGTCAGAAGTTAAAGTAACTGACAGTGGCGATGGTTATGATGTTATTAATAGACCAACGATTAGTATTATTGATAATGCCGGTTCTGGGGCAAAAGTGTTTCCAATTGTTATTGGAGATGTTAAAAAAATAAATGTAATTTCCCCTGGAATTGGATATGCAGAGAAACCCAAGATTACTATTTCTGGTGGAAATGGGAGTGGATGTGTTTTAGAAAGTAATTTTGTAAAATCTAGAGTTTCTAATGGATTTAATGCACAATTAAATGTAGATACTATAAACAATACCATACAATTTTTAGATAGAATTTCTTTTAATAACTATGAAGAAATAATCTACAATGCAAATGAAAACCCAAATATAGATGGATTGATAGATGGTTCCCATTATTTTATTGGTATTGTAAATCCTAGTACAAATTTGGTAAAAATATATAAAACCAATTCGGATGCAATATCACAAACAAATGCTATAAGTTTCCCATTCATCTCTTCTGGATTTCATTATTTTGAAAGTTTAAAAAATAAAAATACAATTACAGAAGTATATGTTAAAAATTCTGGACAAGGATACTCAAATAGAGTTATAAAAGTTCCATCAGTACTTTCTGCAGATAATAAAACTGTTGGAATAAACACTTTTGATTCTTACTTTTTTGCCATAAATCATGGATTTAATAGTGGAGAATTGGTTAATTACTCCACAACAAATGCACCAATTTCTGGGTTATCTACATCTACTAGTTATTATATTACAGTAATTGATTCCAATAAATTTAAATTATCTTCGGCAGGTATTGGTGCAAGTATAAGTAATCAAAATTATTTAAATAAAAATTACGTTTCATTTTCTAGTCTTGGAGTAGGAACTCATATAATTTCTTATCCACCAATTCAAATTAGTGTAGAATCAATTTCTATTGGATCTACTACTGCAATTGCTCCTGTTTTGGACCCAGTTATATTGGGTAAAATTACAGATGTTTATTTGGAAAATTCTGGTTCTGGGTATGGGTGTGCTGATATAATTAATTTCCATAGAAGACCTGATGTTGGGATTTCTAGTGTTACATCTCAGGCAATTTTAAAACCAATTGTACTTAATGGATCAATCGTAGATGTCAAAATTGTCAATAAAGGTAATGGATACAGGCAAGATTCTGACATAACCATTGAAGGAGTTGGAAGTTATGCAAAAATAATTCCAACAGTATCTAGTGATGGATCTTTAACTTCAATAAATGTTTCTAATGGTGGAGTTGGATATGCATCTTCAAATACAACATTAAGTTTAACAAATCGCGGGACTGGGGCTAAATTCTTAGCGAACGTAACTAATTGGAGTATAAATCAAGTAGTTAAATCATCAAATATTATTTCAAGTGATGACGATGGAGTTTTATACCCAAATAAAAATCCAAATCTGGAATTACAGTTTACTAATTTCTACATCCCCAAAAAATTAAGATATAAAAAATTAGATAATTTTACAAATAATAATTTAGAAAATTCTTTTGGAACACCAAATCACTCACCCATTCTTGGGTTTGCTTATGATGGAAATCCAATTTATGGTCCATATGGATATACCAATTCGGATGGAACTGGTGGTGTTAAGAGAATGGTTTCTAGTTATGTAATTAATAAGGAAAACGATCCTCTTATTAGACCACAATTGCAACAAGCGGGATATTTTATATCTGATTATATTTACAATGCATCTGGAGATCTAGATGAATATAATGGAAGATTTTGTGTAACTCCACAATATCCTGATGGAACTTATGCTTATTTTTATACAATATCCGTAGATTCAAATTATAATTCAACACCAGCTTTCCCGTACATTATTGGTAATTATTTTAAAGATGTTCCAATTACAGAGAATTTCCTTCCAAAATTTAATCAAGATCTGGATATTTTTTCAAGTCAGTTAAGTAGGAATGTAAGTTCATACTATTTAAATTCCTCAAGTTCTTCATATGACTTAATTGATAAAGTATCGGATACTTCCAAACAAGAATTTAGAGTTTCGGAATTGCAAACTGCTTCAGCTCCAGAAACATTTGTATTTTCTCCAGGTGAAAATTATCAAATTAATGACAGAATGATTCTCAATAGAGATGGCACGGGTGGAAGTCCTGCAAATATAGTAGTATCGGAACTTATTGGAGTCGGTATAACAAATTATTCTCTTGTGAGTAGTAATATTACTGATGTGAATTTTATTACCAAAAATTCAACTATATTGGCAAAAACGAGTAGTCCACACTCATTAATAGATAAACAACCAGTTTTAATATCTGGAATTTCTACTATAACTTCTTCTATTCTTGAAGGGATACAATATATTTCTGTTAAAAATAAAACTGTAGAGTTATCCAATGATATTCCATCTGTTTCAATTACTGGAGTATCAACTTTTATAACTGTTAAGGATATAACTGGTTTTGAAGTAAATGATTTTATTGGTATTTCAACTGAAACTTTATTGGTAACTGGAGTATCAGAAGAAAATTCTAGACTTTATGTTAATAGATTCTCAAATCCTTCACCACATACCCGTAGCCTTGAAAATGTTATATTATTGCCAACAAAATTTGAGTTCAAAATAAATGAACAAATTAAAGATGTAACTTTTGAAAATACTACAACATTTTTTGATCCAAAAAGTACTGTTGGAACCGGTACTGACGGAGTTACTAGAACAATTACTGGCATCGGTACATCATCAACACAAATTAGATTTATCCCAACAAGAAGCATTTATGTACCCAATCACAAATTCTTTACTGGTCAATCATTAATTTATGATTGTGGTATTGGTGGAACTTCTCTTGTAGTAAATAATGTAGGATCTGGGGTTTCCTTCAAACTGCAAAAAGGTCAAAATGTCTATGCAGTTAATTTGGGTAAAGATTATGTGGGACTATCTACTTTAGGATTTACTACAAGTTCTGGAATAGGAACTCAATTAAATTCTTTAGAGTTTTGGAATTTGACAGAAGCATTTGGAGTAATTGGATATGCACATTCTTTAGTTACAACCAATGCAAAAATTACCGGAAAAGTTTCACAATCAGTCGGAATTTTTACTACAAAAACTAATCATGGATTGGTAAGTAATGATACTATTGATCTACAAGTAAATACAAACGATACTCAACAAATAAAAGTAATATACGATTCTGTTAATAGGAAAGTACTTTTGAATCAAATTTCTTTTAATAATTCTAACGTTTCGGTGAGCAATGATCAGATCGATATTTCAAATTATCTCTATGAAATAAAAACGGGTGATAAAGTAGTTTATATTTCTAGTAATCCAATTGGTGGATTAACTAATTATGGAGTTTATTATGTATTAAAAATTAGTGACAAGTATATAAAATTGTGTAACAATTACTCTGACATTAAAATTTCAAATTACATTAATTTAACTTCAACTGGTGGGAGTAATCAAAGTTTATATTTCATAAATCCTCCCATAAAAATATTCCAAGGAAATATAGTAAATTTTGATCTTTCAGATTCAAGTTTATTGAATATGAATTTGGAATTTTTCTATGACAATAATTTTGCGAAGAGAATTGAGATAGTAGGGACTGTTGATGATGGATTTGCAATAGATAGGGGGACTATATTACCGGGTAATACTAATGCATATGTTACTATAGATTTTTCCAATTCACATCTTCCAACTAGTTTTTATTATAATTTATTAACAAAAGGATTGGTTGGAACAGAAAAGAATCAAATTTCTTCCGATAATTTAGTTATTGGTGCTAATAAAATTTCAACTAAACAAAATTCATTAAATGATACTTATGTAGTTACGGTATTGGGCGATACGACATTTTCAATACAAAATAATAAATCCCTGTCATATGATGAAACTTATAACTTATCTTTATCCAACTTTACGTATTCTACTAAATCTTTTAATGCTTTTGGGGGCATTAAAAGATTAAAAGTTAATTATGCAGGTAAAGGATATACAAAATTACCTTATGTAACTTCTATAGAAACAGTTAGAGGTAAAAATGCTGTTGTAAAAGTATTATCTAATAGTGTTGGAAAAGTCAAAACTTTAGAACGAATAAAAGATGGATTTGATTATCCCACTGACCCAACTCTTTCGCCCACTCTCGCCACTCCAGGTATAATTGCACTTAAAGATATAAGAACTATAGATTATATTGGAATTATTACTGGTGGTAATAGATATAATTCAAATCCAGTACTAGTTGTAAAAGATTATCCAGAAATTCAATTGTCCTGTTCAATCTCTGGTGGTTCTGTAGTCAATGTAAATGTTGATAAAAATGTAACCGGTTTAAGTGGACCTTTGGAAATACTTCCAACTAGAAATTCAAATGGATACGAAATTTTCAATATCACAGTAAATTTACTTACAAACACTTGTATATTAGAACTTGTAGAAGATAAATTCATATCTAGTGGATTTGGTTTGACAGCATTTAATTTTCCTTTTGCTGTTGGAGACAAAATTTTTATCGAAAATTGTAGATTGACATCAGATTCTATCTCCAATAATTATCTTAATTTCAATTCTGCCGACTATGATTACAGTTATTTTACTGTTGTTGATATCAGTGCGTATAACAATACGGTTACATACGATATATCTGGAATTAACACGTCAACATTTGGAACATATGACTCCACTTTCAATTATGGGACAGTAGTTAATAAAAATGATGTTGCATCATTTGAAATGATTTTGAATGACAATGTAAGTTACTTATCTAAAGAGAAAGTTTACTCTACAAATCAAAAATTTAGTGCATTTGTAATGGAAAATGGTTGGGATAATAATTTGAATCTATTGCGTGTTAATGATTCTGTTGGCATCCTTACTACTGGTGACATTTTAGTTGGAGAACGTTCAAATATAAAAGGAACCATTGAGTTTCTTAATGTTTTTAATTTAAATGCTACTCTGGGAGTTTCTAGAGATAAAATTGGATTACTTGACAATTCGGTTGGTATTTTAAATGACTTCCAACAAAGATTATCTGATAACTTCTATTATCAAAAATTTGCATATTCAGTTAAAGGCGAGATACCTTATGATACTTGGAGAGAATCTGTAAGATCTATTATTCATCCATCTGGATTTAAAGAATTTTCGGATTTGATAATTTATTCCAAACCATCTCAAAATGAAGTCGGTAGTGGAAAATCTACCAGTATGAAAATTAATTTGAATGCAAATAGTTCATCAACTATTGTTAATATTGACAATGAAAATTCAATGTTAACTAGAAATAATTTTGCAGAAGTTTATGAAGATGAGTTATTGCCAGATGATTCTATCGAAAAAGTATATCTTTATAGCTCGATTCCTCTACTTTCATATGTTTTAAATAAAACAAATAAAACAGTAAATATTGATGATATTAGTAATCAGTTTACTGGTTCTTCCGATTCTAATTTAATCGGAAGATTTTTGGATGCTTCTAATTTGATTGATTTAAATAAAGAATTTATAAAAGAGGAAGTAGTTGCATTTGTAGAATATAATTACCCAACTATTGGATTGAGCACAACATATAGTGCAACTACTTGCAAAAGAGACGTTGGATATATTGTGGATGCACTATCGCACGACATTAAATATAATTCTAATGATAAATCAGTCGAAGCCGGTCTAGCTTATTGGAATGCTGGAATATCTTATGTTGCAAATGAAAGTGAGCAAACTCTGTTCGCATATAATTATGTAAGATTTCTTGCACAATATATTGTCAATAATCAAACTCCACCTACTCTTTATCAAACATCTGTTTCGCAACAATTCAATCTAAGTTTGATCCAAGATCCATTAAATATTAATCTTTATCGTTACAAGGACGCAAGAAATCTAATAGTTGCAAATCGTCGTGAAATTTTAGATAAATCTTTAGCTTCTGTTGCTATTGGATTTTCCGATTTTTATTTCCCAGGCGATCTTCAAACAAACTCTAGATCAAGATATTATGATGCATACCGTCTAATTCAACAAAATAAAACTGAAATCATTAACACTTCTTGGTCAAATACAGTTGGAGTGTACACTGGAATATCAACTACTCAGTCAAAATGTAAGAGAGATCTTGGATATTTTATTGATGCAGTTTCTACCGACATATTTACTGGCGGTAATAATTATTCTAGACAATTTGTTCTTCAATATTTTAATAATGGAGTACCTATTTCTAATGGATTGGTAGGTGAGGAAACTCAATCCATCTATGCTTTTACACAAGCAAGAAACTTAATGAAGTTGGCAATTACCAACAATCTCACAATTAAAGATCTTACTGTTTCCGTTGGACCTTCAACATATGCAGGTGGTGGTGGAAATATCGCTAATACAAATACCTCTGCTTGTACAGACGTACAAAATACCATTTCAACTTTAGTTGGAATAGTCACATCTGTCATTAGTGTAGGATCTACTACTGGACTTCCATCAGTTAACGTAGGGACTTATACAACGGGTGGAAATAAGTGTTACCGAGACCTAGGTTATATTGTTGACTCTATCGCAGAGGATGTTGCTTTTGGTTCAAATCAACATATCATCTATGCAACCAAAAAATATTTCACTGGTGCTGGAGTAGCTTTAACAAGTGGTTTAGTTGGTGAAGAATTACAATCTGTCTATGCATTTAAATCTGCAAGGGATTACATTAATCAAGCTCTTACTAATCAATTAAATGTAAAAGATTTGACAATTGTTCCAGATCCTATAACTGGATTTAATACTTCGCCATCATCTTGTTCAAATGTACAAACTAACGTATCAAATCTAGTTGGAATACTCACAACTGCCATTTTGACTGGAAGCCTTTCTGCAATTCCAACAGAAAGTTATGGTACTACCGATTGTGCTGATGTTAGGACATCAATTAGTAATTATGTTGGAATTATTACCACAATAATCGGACTTGGTACAAGTTATGCACCAATAATTACATATCCATCATTATCTGAGGGAGGCATAGTAGTAGGATTATCTACGTTTAAATTGACTAATAAAGGTACTTCCTTATTCAAACATACATTTGATGCATCTTCATCCAGTAAGATTGATATTATAAACAACAAGTTTACAATTCCAAATCATAACTATCAGACAGGTCAGGAATTAATTTATAATTATGGAAATGGAAGTCCAATTGGAATAGCAACTACATCATATGTAACTGGTATAACTTCAACTCTAATCAGTGTTTCTAATTACAAAGGTACGGCTATTTTTGAAAATGGTTACAGTGTTTCCATTTCTACGTCAATAACTGGTATATCAACTACTTTATCTCCGGTTGGACCATCTTTTAAACTTTATCCTTCTGTAAATGGAACAAATGGAGTTGGAATAGCTACATTTAATGTTTTAATTTCTTACTCAATAACAACTGGACAACCTATATCAACCTCCATTGTTCTTCTCAATGGTGGATCTAATTTTGCAGTTGGAGATACGGTTTCCATAGCTGGTACTTATTTGGGTGGAACTAATCCGACAAATACGTTATCTTTTAAAGTATCATCTACAGCTCCAACCCAAATTCCAAGTCAAGCAAATGGATCATATTCAAATGTTCCCGAATCTGGTTCTGGTGGAGCAATATTCAATATTTCCAGAGATAGTAATGGATTTATATCAGATGTTTCTGTGGTAACTGGTGGTTCTGGATATGCAACTACGTCAGTGGTTTCAATTTCTGGAACATACATTGGGGGATCTTCTCCAACAGATACTATTAAAGTTTCTCCTTTGGAACTAGGTACTAAAATATTGCCAACAAGTTTGTTTGTATATAAATTAAATGATAATGAATTTAAAGTATCTGGGTTATCCACAAGTATATTTCTACCACTTTCTGGTCTTGGCACTGGATATCATTCTTTCGAGTACAAAAACTCCAATGCAAGTACTTTGATATCTATAGATGGAATTATTCAATCTCCTCTTTATAGAAAATCATTAAATGTTTCTTTAGCTTCTTCAGTTTCTAGCGCTTCAACTACAATAATTAATATCTCATCTGGAATATCTTCATTGAGATCTAATGATATCATTAATATTGACAATGAATATTTGACGGTAAAAACTATTGGAATTTCTTCTTCAAATGCTGTTGAAGTTGATAGAGGATCATTAGGCACATTAGCAGGAACACATATCGTATCCTCTTCTTGCACAGTTATGGGAGGTAACTATAATATCTTGGGAGATGTAATTTATTTCACTACTCCTCCATATGGACCTATAGGTCCAGTCGGAATGGAAACTTCATCCAGTTTTTCTGGTAGAGTATTCTCAAGACAATTAAATGCTTCTCAACCTCTAGATAAAAATATTATTTTAGATGATATATCTCTAGCTTTTACTGGAACAGCTTCTACTGAATTTACACTATTTTCAAATGGATCCACAACACAAACTCTTTATAACGGTGTAAATTCGCCAACAGAAATTAATAATAATCCCATTATACTAATTAATAATATACTTCAAGTTCCTGGTTCCGATTATATTATAGAAGGATCGGCTCAGAATATTATTAAATTTATTTCTGGTGCTCCAAAAGGAGGTAAAATTTCAAAAGTATCCGTTAACACAGGATTTGGATATCAACCATTAATTGGTGCAGCTGCAACGGTAACAGTATCCGCTGCGGGTACAATCTCAAATATAACTCTCATTGGTTCTGGATTTGGATATGGTAGTATTCCATCAATAAATGTAATATCTCCAATTGGATCTGGAGCTAGCATAACAGCAATAGTTGGGACTAGTGGTACAATCACTGGATTGACAATTGTTAATCCTGGTTCTGGATACACTACAACCTCAGTTCCAGATGTTGTAATTGGAATACCTACATCATATAGTAATATTGGTGTTTCTTATACGGGAGCATCTGGAGTTGGTCAAGGAGCTAAAATTTCAGTATCAGTTGGACAAGGTTCTAGTGTCATTGGATTTTATATCGATGATCCTGGTACTGGATATAAATCTGGTGATACCTTATATGCTCCAGGAATTACTACTAATCCATCAGTTGGTGCGGCATTTAGTACATTTACACTTACAGTCCAAGAGGTCGAAACGGATAAATTCTCTGGTTTCTATCTAGGGCAATTTCTTATTTTTGAAAATATTTCCAATCAATTTGATGGAGGTAAAAGGAAATTTGATTTAAATGTAAATATTGATGGAGTAATACAACCTCTAGGACTTAAAACCTTAGATGGTTCGGATTTGGATATTTCTAATAATTTTATAATTTTTGTAAATGATATATTACAAGTTCCAAATTATGCATATTCTATACAAGGAACTAGAATTGTATTTACTGAGGCTCCAAAACCAAATTCTAGTTGCACAATCCTTTACTATAGAGGATCTTCTCTCGATGTTGTTCTGGTAGATCCACCACAACTAATAAAGGTCGGTGATGAAATAGTAATTGGGAAAAATATTACTAATGTCTATGATACTGACCAACTCGGTAGAGTAATTAAAAATCTAACTACTGCTGATTCATTTAAAACATTCCCATATAGTAGTGTTGGTATTAATACTGATAATACTGATATTAGACCGTTATCTTATAAAAAACAAACAAATGATAAAGTTATTAATGGAGTTTTATACTCAAAAGAGAGACCTACTTTAAAGAGTACCATAAAACCCACTGCAACTCTCATCAAACCAGTTACACCCACAGATATACAAGTTTATGTGGATAATGCTTATCCAATATTTACTGATGTGGATGGATTAGGTGAGGATCTATGTGAAATTTTGATTACTGAAAATAAAGATATTGATGGTGCATATGGATTAAGTGTAGTATCTTCGGCATCCACAGTTTATAACCCAATTATAACTTATCCTGGAGTTGGATATGCTTACACATCTTCTCCAAAAATTGTATTTTCAAAATCTTATATAAAGAGAAAAGATCCAATATACAATTGGCAGTATTCTAATGGAATTCCAACCACTTATCAAATAAATGCAATTTCATATTCAAATCTATTTGTTGGAGTAGGTAATTCTTCAGCTTTAGTAACAAGTATTGATGGTCAAAATTGGATTAGTTCTTCTTTGGGATATGGATCTACCATAAACTTTAATGCAATTACTTCTGTTGGATTAGGAACTACATCAATGTTAGTATCTGTTGGTAGTTCTGCTTTTGTTACAAAATCTACCGGTTATTCTTCTACAATATCTTCTTGGTCGCAAATTCCTCTTTATGAAGAAATAATATTGCCTGGTCTTGGACCTATTGGTAAGAATTTGACTTCATACAATGGAACTTTAACTGATGTTGCTTATGGAAATTCATATGATACCTTTGTTACCGTTGGTACAGGAGGATCTATATTTGCAGGAATGGGTATAGGAACGGATTATTTTAGAAGTAGATATTCTCAGACTTTGAATGATTTGAATAGTGTTGATTTCTCTTCCACTCAAACATCAGGATACTTCGTTGCTGTTGGTAAATATGGAACTGTACTTACTTCTAGTAATGGTTTAATCTGGGATATTGAACAATCATTCACCGGCAGTGATCTTAATAAAGTAGTATATGTCAATAATAAATTTATTATAGTAGGAAATAGTGGAGTTGTTGCGATATCTAGTTCCAAATCCACGTATACTCTGATTACTACAAATGTTTCTGTTAATTTTACAACTATAGACTATACTGATGGACTTTATGTAGCAATAACTTCTACTGGAGACCTTTATTATTCTTTTGATCTCAGTAATTGGATATACAGGAGTACCAATCAATTGAATCTAATAAAAGATGTAATAAGCCTTCCTTCTTTGGGATATGATGGAACTTACGTTTTTGTTGGATATGGAGGTACTTGTGTATTATCAACTCCAGTATATCACCAAGCAACAGGAACAGCTTTTGTTTCTGGTGGAATAGTAACTTCAATAGTTATGACTGATGGTGGATTTGGATATGATCAAAATTCTCCTCCTCCATTTATTATTGAACAAGATGTATTTAAAAAGGAAACAATTAAATCAATAAAAGCAAAAGGTGATTTTGGTACTATTATAGGAGTTACTACTTTTGTAACTGGAACACCAGGAATTGGAACAACTACTCCAAAAATAGAGTTTGTCTTAAAATCTGAATATTATGACAATGGACTTGGTATTGGATATTCTTCATTGAATTCTTTTGGCGTATTATACCCTCAGATGCAGGTAGGGGATTATTTCATTATTAAAGATAGTAATGTTGCTGTTGGTCACGCATTGACAGGAATTACAACTACTCTTGGGGGGATGTCAAATTACCCAAATTCAAAAGTTGGTACGGCTGTTTCATTTATTGATGGTGTTTATAAAGTGGAAAGTGTAACTTCTGGAAATGCCGTTCTTGGAATAGTAACAGTTACTTGCAATTTTGCTCCAAAATCCTCAACAGAAAATTATGTTCAAGTTTATGCTAGAGGATCAAATAATACTGGTATCAATACTAGTGGATTTTATGGTAGATATAGTTGGGGTGTAATTTATGATTATCAAAATAGATCTTTAGGAATTCCACAAAGTTTTAGTGTTTATAACGATGGCGGATTATCTGGAATAACTACTTCACCTAAAGTTATTAGAACAAAGGGTCTATTAAGTAACTAAATAAAAGGAAAAGTATAAATTTAAAATGCCTGCTATCATATCAGATCAGTTTAGAATACTAAATGCCGAAAACTTTGTAAAAAGTGTTACCGGAGCGGCTGATACATCAAATACTTATTATACTTTCATTGGATTGCCAAATGCACTGAGTCTGGAAGCTGGTGGATCTCCAACTTGGGCAACTATTACACCACCACCTTTGGATGGATTTAAAGAAGAGAGTCAAATAAAAGAAAGTATTATTGCTATGCAACAAATATCTTCTGATAGTGTCAGAAGATTGGCTAGAAAAGTTACCTGGGTTGCTGGAAATGCTTATGAAATGTACAGACACGATTATAGTGTTTACAACCCAACACCAGTAACTGGCCAGACTGGTTTATATGAATGTAATTATTATGTGGTTAATGAAGATTTTCGTGTTTATATTTGTTTAAATAATGGAACTGACCCAGAAAATCCAAAAGGAAGGCCTTCATACGATCAACCAACGTTTGTTGATTTGGAACCAAGAACTGCTGGAACTAGTGGAGATGGATATATTTGGAAATATCTTTATACAATTAAACCATCGGAAATTATTAAATTTGATTCAATTGATTATATACCAGTTCCAAATGATTGGGGAGTGAGTGGTGAAAGCATTTCACTAAAAAATAATGCTATTGACGGAAAAATTGAAGTAGTTTTGATTGATAATAGAGGTTCAAATTACCAACCATTATCTACTTCTTTTTCAAATGTCCCAATTCTTGGTGATGGTACAGGAGGAAAAGCAACAATAACAATTGATTCATTTGGAAAAGTATCTGAAGTTTTTGTTACTGATGGTGGAAAAGATTATACATTTGGAACAATACAATTTTATCCAGGAGCTCCTGGATCAGAACTCAATGGAGTAATAAGTAAATTAAACAATACCGGAGTTGGCAGTACCTCTCAGGCACAATTCAAAGTTATAATTCCACCAAAAGGTGGCCATGGATATAACATTTATAGAGAATTGGGAGCTTATAGAGTTCTTTTATATTCAAGATATGCAACAGATTCGCAAAATCCCGATATTATTTTAAGTAATGATTTTGCTAGGGTTGGAATTATGAGAAATCCAACTATACTCGGAAGTAATAATCAATTATTGAATACCTCTGTTGTCAGTGGATTGCCTGGATTAAAGTTATCTGGAGTTACTACAAATACAACTTATGCTTTAGATTCAAAAATTACTCAAAATGTCGGATTTGGTTCTACTGCAATTGGATTTGTTGCATCTTGGGATCCAGTTACTGGAGTTCTGAAGTATTATCAAACTGCAGGAGCTGCTTCAAGTGCAACTGGATATAAGATAGTTCCATTTACATCCAATCCAGATGTTGGATATGGATTAACAATTAATTGTTCCTCAATTGTTGGTCCTGCTTTATCCATCAATACAAATTTTAATGGTATTTCTACCACAATAAATAATACTAGTTATTCATTGGGTCTCAATTTTTCTGCTGGAATTTCTTCTGCTGAATATAACAAAAAATCTGGAGATATCATCTACATAGATAACAGAGTTCCAATTCCTAGATCTGCGAGTCAAAAAGAAGATATTAAAATTGTCCTGGAGTTCTAAATCAAAATGGCACAAAATACCAATCTAAATACATCTCCATATTTTGATGATTTTGATGTAACAAAAAATTATCAAAGAGTATTATTTAAACCAGGAACTCCAATCCAAGCTAGAGAACTTACGACTCTACAATCTATATTACAAAATCAAGTTGAAAAGTTTGGTAAACATTTTTTCAAAGAGGGATCTGTTGTTATCCCAGGAAATATTGCATATGATCCAGAATATTCGTGCATACAAATAGATCCAAGTCATTTGGGAATTTCGGTATCTTATTATATTGATAGTATTGTAGGTAGTATAATTAAGGGTGAAACGAGTGGGGTTACTGCAAAGGTAGAAAATTATATAACTAGTGACCAATCCGAAAGAGGTAACTATACTTTATATGTAAAGTATATAAGTGCCAGTGAAAATGATTTTTCAACAAAAACATTTGTAGATGGTGAGAATTTAATAACTCTTACTGATATTTCATATTCATTGTCTACAATAAAATCAAATTCCACTTTTGCAACAACAATTATATCCAAATCTGCTGCAACTGGTTCCTCCGCTAAAATTGAAACAGGTGTATACTTTATTAGAGGATTTTTTGTTGATGTATTTACACAATCTTTAATTTTAGATCAATATACAAATTTACCTTCATATAGGGTTGGATTGTCTATAGATGAAACCATTGCTGTTGCTTCTCAAGAGAATCCAGATTTATATGATAATGCTAGAGGATTTTCCAACTTTGCAGCTCCTGGTGCAGATAGATTAAAAATATCGGCATCTTTGGTTAAAAAATCTCTTACCGATTTCAATGATGAAAATTTCATTGAATTAATGAGATTGGTTGACGGTGTTAAGCAAGTTTTCCCAAAACCTGGAGATGATTCTCCAAATTTAATTAGAAATGAGTTAGCAAGAAGAACTTATGATGAAGCTGGGGATTATTATGTTCTTCCATTTAAGGTTGAGATAAAAGAATCATTGAATGATGGAGTAGGAAATAATGGCGTATATATTTCAAATCAATTAACAAAACAAGGCAATGTCCCCTCTAAAGAGTTATTGTCTGTACAAATATCTCCAGGAAAGGCATATGTCCGTGGTTATGAAGTAGAAACTCTTAATACAATAAATTTAGATTTAGAAAAACCAAGAACTACAGATACTTCAAATAATTCTTACATATCTTTTTCTCTTGGAAATCAACTTCAAGTCAATAATGTTTATGGCCCATTAACTATTGGGTATGGAACTACTGTAAAACTATTCTCTGCAAGAACGGTAACTCCTGGAAGTTCTTCTGGATTGGAAATTGGTCTTGCTAGATCATATGATCTAAGAATAGAAAATTCAATCTATACAAATTCAAGCAGCGTATTTAATCTGTCTTTATTTGATATCCAAACATATACCTATGTGAATTTAAATTCTACTATTACTTTAAATGCTCCTGCTTTTATTGAGGGACAAAATAGTAGTGCATATGGATACTTATCTAAAAGTGTTTCAAATAGTAATCAATTAGTTTTATATCAAGTTTCTGGAACTTTTTCCCAAAATGAAACAATAAAAATAAATGGAGAATTGAATTCCAGAATCATAACGTCAGTACGTGATTATTCATTACAAGATATTTGTCAAGTGGTTGGCGTCACAAATACATTTACTGCAGACGTTGTTTTAAATGGATATTTAAATTTAGCTCCTACTGGATCAACATTTTCAATAAATTCATCTGGAATTGTTACCAATTCTTATAATAATTTTGGTGCTGGTATTTCTACTGGAGATATTGTAGCTTACACAAAACCAGTGGAAACTCTACCTACTTATAATATAGTAACGAACGTCAATACAACTGCAAAAACTATAACTCTGGCTGCAACAACGTCCGTAGTTGGTGTTAATAGTGGAAGTTTACCAAGTTCTTCCATAACGGTTACTGGAATGTCTATAGTTGTTCCACAAATACTTAATAATAAAGATTCTTATTTGTATGCGGAATACGAAAAAAATTATATTTCCTCATTAGATCTAACTAGTTCGGAGTTAGTTGTCAGAAAATCTTATGGAATTAGTACTGTTAGTTCATATTCTGCGACCAAAACTCTAGAAACCGATAGTAATTATAGTATAGAACCATATTCTATAGAAGGATTTAATCTAGTATATTCTGATGGCACTATACAACCATTGACATCTCAGAATATTTCGAAACCAACAGGAGATCCTAGAACTATTATTCTATCAAATTTAAATAAATCTAGTGATTCAAATGTTACATTAACAGCTACTCTAAGAAAGAAAAATTTAAAAACAAGAAAGAAAACTTTCCAAAGAGCAAATGTTTTGTCGGTTAATTTATCATCTAAAGTTACTTCTGGTACTGGAAGTACATCATTAAATGATGGATTGACATATAGTAGTATCTATGGAACTAGAGTTCAAGATAATCAAATATGTTTGAATGTTCCTGATGTTCTGAGAGTTCTTAGCGTTTTCGAATCTTCAACATCGAGTGATCCAGAATTACCAAAATTACAACTTACAAATTTAAATACCAATATTCTCAATTCAATAAATGGAGAATTAATAATTGGCCAATCTAGTAATGCCGTAGGATTATTGATATCAAATAATACCACAAATACGGTTACCTTCATCTATTCAAATGAAAATATTTTCATTCCTGGCGAAAAAGTTATTTTCCAAGAATCTAAAGTATCTGGAACTGTAGTTTTATTTACAAATGGTGATAGAGATATTAAAAATGATTTTATATTCTATAGTGGATCTACTTCCGAAATTGCTGACTATTCTTACCTAAAGAGAAAAGAAGGAGTAACTGCACCAAGTAGAAGATTGACAATAATCTACCAAAATTATACTATCGATTCTAGTGATTCTGGTGATTTTGTAGCTGTAACTTCTTTCGATCAAGACAGAATTAGTCAAGATGTTTTGGAAGTGGATTCTTTACTTGCAACAGATGTCATTGACCTTAGACCTAGGGTATTGCCATACAATTCTTCAACAAATCCATATTCTCCTTTTGAATATTATGGAAGAAAGTATGATTCCACCACAAACAATACTCCACATATTATTTCTAAAGATAGTCAAATTATATTATCCTATTCATACTATCTTGGAAGGATTGATAGATTATATGTAAATCAAAACGGACAATTTTTTGTAAATAAGGGGACTCCATCCCTAACACCAAAATTACCAGATAATATTGAAACAGCTTTGGAAATTGGTACATTTACATTACCACCTTATGTACATTTTGCGGATAGCATTTCCGTCCAACTTTCTTCACATAAAAGATATAGAATGCAAGATATTTCCAAGTTGGAAGATAGATTGCAAAATGTTGAAAAATATACTTCCCTTTCTTTGTTAGAAACTGATACAAAAAACTTGACTATAAGGGATTCGGTTACTGGTTTGAATAAATTCAAATCTGGTTTCTTCGTAGATAACTTCAAATCTACTTTAAATGGAGATATATCGAATCCAGATTTTAATTGTAGTATAGATACCACCAATGGAACCCTGAGACCACAACCATATACTGCTGGGATAGATCTTCTATTGGGTTCCGAGGTTGTTAGTGGAATAAACTCCGTATCAAATCCAGATGCTGATTATAGATTCGTAACTCAACTGGGAAGTCCAAATAGCGTTAAAGTTGGTGATGTACTTTGCTTAAAATATACTGATACCGTATTTTTGCAAAATAAATTTGCAACAAGAACCGAAAATGTAAATCCATTTAATGTTGTAAATTGGATTGGTGTAATTAATTTAAGTCCTTCTAGTGATACTTGGATTGAAACATCTCTTTCGAAAAAAACCGTAGACGAAGAAGGTTCTTATAACACAGCTATTCAACAATTGGGAGTAGACTCTAATACTGGACTTTCTCCAATTGATTGGGGTTCTTGGGAAACTACCTGGACCGGAAAACAAGAGATTGGTAGAAATAATATGGGATCCATATTAGTCTCTACTGAACAGACAGGACAATCTACATATAGAACTGGTAATTTTGATAGAAGAAGACCTCGTGGCCAATGGGCTGAGGAAGCAACGGTAACTAGTTTTAAAGATACTTATACCAATTTCAATAATGTAACAACACTAACTACCCAAAAACAATCTAGAGAGGGAATTCAATATAAAGTTTCTGAAAAATATGATTCAGTAAATCTGGGAAATAAAGTAGTCTCTAATGATCTCATTCACACAATGAGATCTAGAAATATTGAATTTGTTGCTAAAAGATTAAAACCAAAAACACAATTATATGGATTTTTTGATAATATCAATGTAAATCCTTACATTGTTCCAAAATTATTGGAAGTGACAATGAATTCTGGGACATTTACTGTTGGTGAAAATATTGTTGGTAATCTAGGGTCTGCATCAATTTCATTTAGATTGGCTTCATCAAATCACAAATATGGTCCATATAACCAAGCTATTGAAGTTTTTGTAGAAAATCCATACAATCCAACGGAAAGTATGCCTAGTGTATATTCGAGTACATCATCAATATTAAATGTTGATACAGCTAGTTTAGAACTACAAGTTGCTTCTACATTTTATGGATATGTTGTAAGTGGAATGAAACTTGTTGGCAAATCTAGTGGGGCTGTAGCTACAATATCAAATCTAAGATTGATTACTGATGTTTCTGGTACTTTGGTAGGATCATTGTTCCTTCCAGATCCAAAACTTACATCAACTCCAAAATTCACTACAGGAGAAAAAACTTTTACATTAACAACCAGCAGCACAAACATTACTATTTCTGGTGCAACTGATAGTACTGCAGAAACAAAATTCACTTCTGCAGGTACTTTACAAAATATAGAGGAGACAACTCTCCGTATCCGAAATGCACAAATAGAAAGATCCATTAAAACAGATGAAAAAACAATTTCCAACACAAAAACGGAAACTGTTGCAAGTACCTCCAGGATTGATAGATCTACTGTTCAGACTAGGTGGGTAGATCCATTGGCAGAATCATTTGAAGTTCCGGATACAAATGGTGTTTTTATTACAAAATGTGATGTATTTTTCTCTACAAAAGATACTAAAGGTCTTCCAATTACAATGCAATTGAGAACCTTATCAACTGGATTCCCCACACAGACAATTTTGCCTTTTGGTGAAGTAGTTCTGGATCCATCTAAAGTTAACACTTCGTCAGATGGATCTCTAGCAACTACATTTACCTTTGAATCACCAGTTTACTTACAAGGTAGCAAACAGTATGCAGTTGTTCTCCTTTCTGCATCGGACGAGTATAGAGTATTCATTTCGAGAATGGGTGAAGAAGATGTAACTACTGTTAATAAAATTGAAGCCCAAAAAATTATTGTTTCTCAACAACCACTGTTAGGTTCACTATTTAAATCACAAAATGGTGCAACTTGGGATCCAAGTCAGCTAGAAGATTTGAAAATGACTCTTTATAGAGCAAATTTCTATACTGGTGCAAGTTCAGTTAGATTTTATAACCCAGATCTCAATATCGGTAATAGACAAGTTGTTACTCTAGGAGTTAATCCTCTGGATACCTATTCCAGAAGACTTATAGTAGGTATTGCAAATAGTCTTACATCTACTCAAGTTAGTGATTTGACAAATGGAGCCACAGTATTGCAGTTGAATAATTCCCTATTCCAAGGATCTGTTCAAAGTGTTTCTGGATCAATTGGAATTAATAGTACATTAATTCTTTCTTCTGCAGGAGCTGGATTCACTGCTGGATTTAGAACTTATTCCAATATTAGTTTGGTAACTCTAAGTGGAAATGGATCTGGTGCAAAAGTAAATCTTAGTGTTCAGAATGGCGTAGCTATAGCGGCAACAGTTTCTGTTGGGGGTACTGGGTACACTTATGGTGATACGTTTACTGTAAATTATGGTTCAGATACTGATAATTTGGGAAATAGTTTAATTCTATCAATTCCAAATACTGTAGGCGTAATTGATAAATTTAGTTCATTATTGATAACAAACGTTCAAGGAAATCCAATAGTTAATTCTTCTGGTTATCTATATTATGTTGGTTCTGCAGGAACAACGACTTTGGGAGTATCTACAATAACATCTGTCAGTACAATTCGAGATGGATTACATTTCCGTGTATCTCATACCAATCACGGAATGTATTCAAGTAATGATAATGTAACTCTTTCTGGAATTAAACCAGACCAAAAACCAGAAACTCTTAATGCAGATTTAAATTCTTCATCTACTTCAGGAATAACTGTATCTTCTGTTGGAATATTCACTAGTTTTGAAAATCAACCAGTAAGTGCAGCTAATACTGGATATGTTTTAGTTGGTTCTGAGGTTGTTGGGTATACAACTATTAGTGGTTACGTATTATCTGGAATTACAAGAAAAATAGACGGAACCTTTGCAAATTCATATTCATCTGGAGATCCAATATACAAATATGAATTAAATGGAGTTTCATTGAGAAGAATTAATACAACACATAATTTCTCTAGAACTGATTTGAGTACTTATCCAATAGAATTGGATGCATATACAATTAAACTTGATATGACTAAAAATGGAACAGATAGAACATCAACGAATGTAAGTTTACCAGAACTCTATTTTAGACAAAGTAAATCTTGTGGTTCTTACGATGTTGTACGACTTGTTGGTGTAGGACCTAGAGCAACACAAAATATTCCATTTAATATAGTAAGACCAAATATACAAACATTATTGCCAGAAGGTACTTCAATCAATGCACAGATTAGAACATTTTCTGGATCAACACCAAATAGTAGTATAACCCCATTCATTGACCAAGGATTTGAAGATATTTCTTTAAATTCAAATAATTATCTTTCTTCTCCAAGAATAATTTGTTCAAAAGTCAATGAACTTACAAATCTAACAAACTATCCTGGTAATAAATCATTTACTATGGAAGTTGTTATGAATACCACTGATCCAAAAGTAAGTCCTATCATAGATTTACATAGAGTCAGTTTAATTACAGTTTCAAATAGAATTAATTCTCCAATTACTAATTATGCAACCGATTATAGAGTAAATCTATTATCTGGCGATCCCACTGCAGCAGTTTATATTACTAGAATTGTACAGTTAGAAAAAGCATCAGATACATTAAAAGTATTGTTTGACGCTTATAGACACTCAACTTCAGATATTAGAGTTCTTTATAGAACTGTAAGACCTGATGGAGTAGATATTTCTTCTGCATTATGGCAACCTTTCCCAGGATATGATAATCTTGATATAAATGGAAATGTTGTAAATCCAGCTAATAATAATGGTAAACCAGATAGATTGGTAACATCATCTAATAGCGTAATTGATTTTGGATCCTATGAATTTACTGCAAATAAATTGCCACAATTTACTCTTTTCCAAATTAAAATTCATATGACTGGTACAAATTCATCATTTGTCCCACAAATAAAAAATCTTAGAGTTATCGCAACTGCATAAGACTATGAAAATTCCTGTAGAAAATAATCCTGGATTGTATAGAGATCCAATGACGGGAGCGATTGTAAATTGTTCTGATACAGAATTTGAAAAATATATGGAATTGAAAGAAATGAAACTCAAAGAAATTGATGAAATGAATAAATTGAAAACGCAAGTATCTGAAATTGATTCATTGAAAGGTGATGTAAATGAATTAAAGGATATGATGAAACTTATTTTATCCAAATTGGAAACTAATTCATAAATAACTAGAAAGACGGGCTCTAATAATGGCGGCAAGAAACGTAAACTTAGTTCTTGAACAAGGCGTTGACTTTCAAGCCACATTTACTATCAAGAATCAAAATAATTTACCTTTGAATTTAACTGGATACACTGGTATTTCTTCCATTAGAAAACATCCAATATCTTCTACTTCATATCCATTAACTTTAAGTTTTACAGATAGATTGAACGGAAAAGTTACAGTATCAATGCCATATACTTCTACAAGTGAAATAGAAGGTGGTAGATATGTTTATGATGTTATTCTCATTTCACCGAATGATTATAGGACCAGGGCAGTACAAGGAAATGTTCTAGTAACACCAGGAGTATCGTAATGACAGATTACTTAGTAACATTAAATGATCCCAGTCCATTTTCAATTGATGTCAATTATCAAGTAGCTACAAAATCAATTCAATATAGCAATATAATTCTTGATAGTATAAATTCTCAGTTTACTGGAATTGCACATACTTTTGGACTTTCTGCAACTGGGGATGCATATTATCCTATCAATGAGCAACAATTAATTGTAAGTTTGAATGATGTTATACTTCAACCTATCCAAGATTTTATAATTTCCAATAGTCACATTATCTTCACTAATGCACCTGCGTTGACGGATAATGTTTTTATTATTGCTCTTGCTACTACAGCAGATCTTACTAGGACAATTAATTATATCGTAGATAGCGGTTCTTTCAATATGCTTGCAGGAAACAAGGGTTCTGTTACTCTTGATGTAAGTGGTATAATAGAATCTTTAACAGTATTTTCGGATCAACAAGGTGATTTAACAATAGATATTAAAAAATCTAATTATAATGACTTTCCTGCTTTTACTTCTATAATTGGTGGTGCATATCCACAGATGTTTAATTCTAGAAAAATTAAAGATGATGTACTAAATAACTGGGATACTACAGTATTAGCGGGAGACATTTTTACCTTTGATGTTATAGCAGTAAATAACATACAAAGGTTTTTAATCTCTTTGAAATTAAAATTATAAATAGAATTAGTTATCAAATAGAACCTGTCGGGGAGTTGTTTAAATGGCACTATTAGTTCCAGATATTGGAGAACTTGAGTCACTCAGATACTTGGTTGCTCAAAACAATCACACTGCGTCACTTTCGGACCAGTCTCCAAGAAACTTAGTTCTAAAACTTTTTACAAGTAATACCACACCAGCAGAAAGTGATGTCCCATCTGCGAGTGCATATTACGAACCTTATGGTATTGGTAATACCAATGCTTATGGATATGTTCCTACTACGGGTTATCCATATTGTGTAAGTAATAGGTCGGATCAAACATATACATCACAAACTGGTATTCTTCTCAACGGTTCTCGTTGGACCATTGCTCAAGTTGGTGGTGGAACAACTGCTACTTACCCAGAACAAACTTTTACATTTACTGGAGCTGCTGGTAATATTTACGGTTATTATGTAACAAGAGCAACTAACATGCCTGTTGCAGTTCAAGGTGTAGTTAATGCAGCTACAATTGGTATTGGTACTACGGTGGGTAAAGGAGATAACACTTTCCCAACTATTGGCATTGTTGGTAATTATTATATTACTATCAATAGTTCACTTTCTGTTGATGATATTACTTTGGGACAAGTAGTTAGTGGTAATGCCGGAATTCAAACAGGAACTAAAGTAGTTGGTATTGATAGAGCTTTGAAAGTTGTTTATCTTGATAAGGCACTTATTGATAACATTCAGGTTGCTACCGACCCTAGTGTCGATTTCCGTTTCTCTAAAGGTGTTGTTAGTAATCACGGACTAGTTGCTGGAGATGTCCTCTATATTGCTGCTGGTACAGGTAATACAACTCATACATCAGCTCCATATACAGTATTCTCTGTTCCTAATAATAATGAGTTCTATACAACTCCTTCATTAAGTCCAACATTAAATGTGACATCTGGATTAAATACTTGTACTCTATACAGCAACATTATGTATGCTGAAAGATTTACAAATGGACCATACGCAATTCAAAACAACGGTGACCAGATTAAAATCACATTGAACGTTGCCCTTGATTAATTCTATCTAAAAGTAGAATATTTGTTATGAACGGGGGATTGTCTTCTTTATGGAGCGGTCCCCTTTTTATGATTATTTCTAATTTTTGATATAACAAAAGAAAATGGCCATTTACGTCTACGATATTACCATACGCGATATTTACTCTACGGAGGACTATGGTACTATATCTTCTGCCGTAACGGCTACAGACGATTTTGGCGTAGGTACATTAAGTTCAACACCTACTATTGCAGATGATTTTTATAGTATTAATGTTAGTTCCTCACAAATTCCATTTGGTTCTATCAATGTTTCGGGAACCCAGTCTACAGCGATAGTAAAATCAAATCTAGTGAGAGGAACATTCGTTACCTTTGGAACTGCAGGAAAAGTTCAAGGTAGTAATTGGGTCGGTTTTGGTACAGTATTCGAAATTGGTCATGGATTAGATAGGACTTTAAGACCATACGTATCTTCTGGTACACTCCGACTTGGTGTTTATACCATACCAAGAGGCATAACATTTAATTCCCAAATAATATCATTTGCACAGGATAATGGTGTTACTGTTGATCAATATTATGTCGGGTTGTCTAGTGCAATAGTATCTAAAACCTCAAATCCACCAGAGAACATTCAGTTGTTCGGTATCTCTGGTTCGGCTTCAAATATTAAGAAGGTTGCAAATCCACCAGAAAATACAGAACTCTTCAGAATTTCTGGTTCTTATAGTAACCTTAAATCAACTAAGTCCAATGTTGGTCTTGGTACGGCAACATTTAGTGGATCATCAAAAGTAAGTTACCAACCTGGTTATGTTGGTTCGGGTACTCTATTCGAAGTTGGAATCAAGAGTGAAAGCAGAAGTTATGTATATGATAAGTCAAGTATTCTTTATTATGATATCAATGACTACGGATCTGTAGGTGTTGCAGTAACTATCAGTGAAAACTATGGATTAATAACTCAAATTCCAACTCCAGAGGATTTTGGATTATTAGTTGGATTCGGTGCCACTCAGACAATACTTCCATTTGGCTCTGCATATTTTAGTGGCCAAGGTTCTTCGAGGGTTATATCGGTTTATACTCATATTGCATCTGGTCAACCAGGAATTAAGATATCTGGAAAAGATATAATATTCCCAGATGTAAGGATTATTCCTCATTATGGTAAAGATAAGAATATTGGTGTTGGAACTACCGGTATTCAACTTTACAGTCAAGGGAATCAAAGAATTTTAGATTCTTATGTTGGTCTTGGAACTATTAGACTTTCGGGTGGAAACATTTATGTTAAGGTTGTTAAACAACCACAAAGTACACAACTTTTTGCAATTTCTGGCAGAGCTGCAGAGAAATTCTCTCCAAATCCACCAGAGAATACTCAACTCTTTACGATTTCTGGTTCTTATAACAACCTCAAATCAATTAAGTCTAACGTTGGTCTTGGAACTATTAGACTTTCCGGAACCAATATAGAGAGGAGGACAAATTCATATGTTGGTCTTGGAACTATTAGACTTTCGGGTGGAAACATTTATGTTAAGGTTGTTAAACAACCACAAAGTACACAACTCTTTATAATTTCGGGTAGAGTTGTAGAAAAATTCGCTCCAAATCCACCAGAGAATACGGAACTCTTTACGATTTCTGGTTCTTATAACAACCTCAAATCAATTAAGTCTAACGTTGGTCTTGGAACTATTAGACTTTCCGGAACCAATATAGAGAAGTTTGTAACTCAATCTGGAGAAACTACTCAACTCTTCATAATTGGTGGAACTGGAACTGAGAAATATAACAAACGTTTCCAAGGTATTCCTGGAATTATTCAAATTTCAGGAAAAGATACTGTATTCCCTAATGTCAAGATTATTCCACATTACGGTAAAGATAAGAATATTGGTGTTGGGACTACTGGTATTCAACTTTATGGTGGAAGTATTGATCATTCCAATAGATATCCAGATCCCGGTGGTGGTTTACCTGCAGGTTCTGGTATTGGGACCATCAGAATTAACGATGATACACAACTTACCTTTTATAGAGCAAATATTCCATATATTTCTAAGAATGGATTATTCAAAGTTTCTGGAAGAGGTAATGAAAGTTATGTAAGAAGAACTTATATTGGAGTTGGCACCGCAGTAATAACTGGAATTTCTTCAACAAGAAAAATCTCAGTATTTACTGGGGTTGGTTCTGGAACAGTTAATATTGATCAAACCCAAACTCTTTCGATATTTAAACAAACTAGACGTTATGTAGGATTGACTAGTATTGTTATTGAACAATCCAATTCTATTAAGAAACAGATTCATGCCTATAGAGGATCTGGAACTATTACAGAACTTTCTGGTTCCGCAAATTCATTTGCTAGAATTTCTAGAACTAATACAATACTTTATAACTTCTCCGGAAGTAGTTCTGTATATAAAGTTTCCAATCCGACAGAAAATACGCAACTCTTTAATATTTCTGGAACTTATAATAATCTTCAGAAAACTAGTTCTGATGTTGGTATCGGTACGTTTGCAATTAGTGGTTCAGTTACAATACAAGTGCAGTCTGCAGTTTCTGCAACTGGATTATTCAAATTTATAACCCATACTTCTGATAATGTTTATGATACTGTAGATTCAACAGTATCAGTTGATTACGTTGATGCTGCAAGAGTTAAGTTTATTGCAAATTCTCCAGAAAATACGCAACTCTTTACAATATTTGGATCTGCAATTACTTCCAAGAGAGTTTCTCGTTCTTATGTTGGTATTGCAGGCACAGTCATACTTTCTGGAAGTGCAATCAATATTAAGAAAACTAAGTCTTATGCTGGCATTGGAACTATCTTTGAAATATCTTCTGGTAGTTATAAGGATATTCGTTCCTATAAAGGTTCTGGTTCTATTACAATTCTTTCTGGTTCTGCAAAATCTTCTACCAAAAAACCAGTTACTACCTCAGTACTCTATACTATCTCCGGTATTTCATCTACCAAAATTAATCATATTGTCAGAATTTCTGGAATTGGTACTGTTAGGCTTTCGGGAATTTCAACAACTAGAAAACTTTCAAGAGTTTCTATTTCTGGAATTGGAACAATTCAACTTTCCGGTCAACTTCTATATCCCAATATCAAATTTGTACCAGCTCCAAAAGCAACGGGATCAATTACAATTCTTGGTTCTTCATCAAAAAGTCATTCAAAACCATACAAAGCTTCCGGATCCCTCTTTGGTTTCTCTGCTGCATTCCAATCTTATGCAAGAAAACCATACATTGGAATTGGTACTGTTCGTATTTCTGCGATTTCTGGTATTACAGTCAACAATCCATATCAAATACCGAGATCTTACGTTATCATCATTTAATTTATATCATAAATAAATCAGAAGAAAATAGCCGTTTGAGTGAAGTCGCAAGATGACGAAGCAGGTACAGCTAAGAAGAGGATCAAGTGCAGAACATTCGGTTTTCACTGGAGCATTAGCAGAATTAACAGTTGATACATCAAAAAATGTAGCAATAGTACATGATGGAGTTACTCCGGGAGGATGGCCTCTAGTTGGTACTGCAGCGACTCAACAAATTATAAACAAATCTGGTGTAGGTATTGGAACTAGTTCTTTAACAAAAGAATTCCAAGTAATTGGTGATACAGATATACAGGGAAGTATTAACGCAAGAAGTTTAACAGTAACATATCAGGGCCCAGTAACAAGATCTGGTATTATTACTGGAACCCCGAATACAAAAATTATCGGTATTGCAACAAATAATATTAGAGTTGGTTATGCCGTAAGTGGTACGTATATTGATCCTACTACTACAGTAACCTCTTTGGGATTGGGGACTGTATTTATTAATCCAGCAACTATAGACTTTACTATATCAGCAACTGGCAACTTCTTAACCAGTAACGGAACAGTCATTGTTGGAATAGCGACATTGATGACTACTGCTCCACTAAATGTTGGAGATTCTGTTAGTGGTAATGGAGTTTTAAATAATACTACGATTACAGGACTTTCCACATCAAGTAATGGTACTGTAACCATTTCTCAGGCTTCTAGTAGTACTCTAGGTATTACTACTAGAACGGGCACTTCTGCTGGAATTGGTACAACTGCAATTACTGGAGTCACTACAACTTCTTTACAAGTCGGTGACTATGTAGATTATGTTGGTGGTACAGTTGGAATAACGACAATTTATAGCATTGGTGTAAATAGAATTGTTACAAATACTGGTCTTAATACTTCTGGTGCAACATCATTTACTTTTACTAGACCAATAACTTTTGTATTTTCTAATTCAGGATTTGCTACAGACTTTTCTTTTACGGATTTATTATCTGGTCAAATTAACGTTGATGTTTTAAATACAAATAATGCTGCAGCGGTATCATTACTTGTAAATAATGCTACTATTGATAATGCAGGCATTACAACCGCTGGAATTACTAGTGCCACTATTACTAGAGGTACAATTGGTACTGTTGGAATTACTAGTGCCACTATTACTAAACAATTTGTTACCGATTCAAATGTAAATATTGAGTCTATAAATTATGCATATATTAATAGCGGTATTATTACGAATGTAGGATCATCTCAGGCAACTATTCAAAACGCTTACATTCAAAGTGGAATAGTTACTACTATAACTTCCACCAATTCCAATGTTACCGGAATTGGTACTATATCAACTCTGTATGTAGATAATGGAATCTTTGGAAATGTTTATATAAGCACCATTACTGCAGGACGTGGAATTTTTACCACGGTTACGGCAAATTCTGGTATTTTTACAAGTGCTTCCGTAAGTGGAGTAACTACATTAAATCAAGCCAATATTACAGATGCAATAATATCTACACAAACTGTTCAGAATGCTTATATTAATGCTGGAATAGTTACTAATTTAACTTCTACTTATACTAATATAAGTGGTGTTGCAACGATAACAACTTTAAAATCAACCAATTCCAATATTAGTGGCGTTGCAACGATAACAACTTTAAATACAACTAATGTTGATGCGATTGGAATTGCAACTATAAACACTTTATTGGTAAATGCAGGTATTATTACGACTGCTTTTATAGATACTGCGATTGTAAATGCGGGCATTTTTACAACAGGATCTATAAGTACAGCTAGAATAAACACGGGTATTATTACTACAGCTTATATCAACAGTGGAATAGTTACTGGAAATCTAACTGTAAGCTCTTTATCCGTAGACACGTCGTATATTAATATTGGAATTGGTACTACCATCTCCAGTGTTGGATTAGTTGCTTCTGAGTTATATTTTACTTCTGGAATAGGTAGTCAATTATATGTAAGTGGAATAGCAACTTTAAACAGTAGTACTCTCGTAAATTCAAGAGTAAGTGGAATTCTTACAGTCGGCGTTTCTTCTATTATCTTATCTGGAAATGATGCATCTATTTCCGGAGTAACAACTCTAAGTGCAAACCAACTTAATATATCAAATAAAATTGTAGCAAGTGATAGATTATCCTTTACATATACTGGTACATTATCAATAGCAGGCACAAGTATTATTAGTGGTGTCAGTACTTTTGGAGTTTATTCTTCATATGCAGTAACTGGTACAAATATTCCTGCCAATTCTTATGTGGTTTCTATTGGTACAAGTTCAATAACATTGAATACTCCAGCACTCAATTCGGGTATTCAAACAACTAGTTTTACATTTACCGATGGAACAACCGGACTCAGCACAATTCCCAATTTGATTGGTAAGAATATTCAATATACGGGAATTTCCACCTTTGCCCAGGCTTTAATTGCAAGTGGTAATATTTCAAGTGTTACATCATCCAATCTTGATATGACCAATGCCGGTGTTGCAAGTATTGCAACATTGAAAGTTCAAACCGGTATTATCACCAATCTTACTGGTACAAATGTCAAGTATACTGGAATTTCCACTTTTGGAAATGTTGTTATTGGTGGAGCAACCACCGATCTAATTGTAACTGGAAATGCAAGAATAACTGGAGTTCTTACTATTGGTACTGCAAGTATAACCCTTGACCCAGAGAATTCAAATATTTCTGGATTAAATTCAATACGATCCAGTTCTGGTTATGTTACTAATTTCTATTCAAATCAAGTTGGAATCAATTCAACGTTGAATTTTATTGGAGTTAATACCAATACTGGATTAAATCAAACAGTAACGTTTAAACTCTCCCAAACTGGAGTAGCTACAAATTATACATTAACTTTACCACCAACTGCAGGTAAGGATGGTCAAGTTTTAGCAGTTGATGCTTCTGGTAATCTTGGATTTACTACCAACCCTGGTGGTTTGTATGAAAATAGACTTTATGTTTCGGCGACAAATGGTAGTGATACAAACGATGGTAAAACAAAACCAGTTAAATCAGTTAAGAAAGCAGCACAATTAGCTTCATTTGAATCATTTGTTCTTCCTCCTGGTAGATTTTTGGATGCTGCTGATCTACTCACTAAGAACAGAACATTCATTCAAGAAGAAGTTGTAGGATTCTTAACTGCAACATATCCAGGAATTACTACGGATGCAAATTATTATAGAGATGTATGTTATAGAGACGTAGGGTATATTGTAGATGCTCTTGCTTATGACCTTAGTTATAATGGTAATTCTAAGTCAGTAGGAGCTGGTTTATCTTATTATAGTGGTGTCGGTACAAGTTATGTTGATGGTGAAAAAATCCAAACTATTGACTCCTTTACTCATATTGTAGATATTTCTAAATATATTATCAATAATGTTCCACTAGCAGATCCAGGCGGAAGATACGATGATGCTTCTAGATTACTTATTCTAAACAAAAATTATATTGCTGCAGAAGCTGTAGGATATGTAACTGCAATTTATCCTGGATTATTGTCCAATCCAACTTATAGTAGAACTAAATGTCTTAGAGATGTTGGATATATTGTTGATGCTCTTGCATATGATGTTAAGTACGGTGGTAATTATAAGTCCGTTGGCGCAGGTGTTTCATATTGGAGTGGACTCGGTACTAGTTATGTAACTGGAGAACAAGTAGAAACCGTTGATTCTTTTAGATATATTGCTGGCATTTCTAGTTATATTATCAATAATATAACAGTTCCTGTATCCTATCAAGTTGGAGTAGGATCTACTGCACAAGTCAAAGATTTATCAATTGCTTATGATGTTTCTGCAAATCCAGTTGGTTATGCTACTACTGGATGTGCAAACGTAAGAAGTAACATCAATACTCTTGTTGGAATTATCACTACAATTGTTGGTCAAGGCGTTACTTATTCTCCATCAATTACTCGTCCAGTAGGTTTATATCAAACATCTGTATATCAAACTTATGATTTTACTATTGCTTATGATGATTCTGTAAATCCAGTTGGTTATGCTACTACTGGATGTGCAAACGTATTGAGTAGTATTGCAACTCTGGTCGGGGTTATTACAAGTATTATTGGAATTGGATCAACTGCAGCTCCAACAATTGTATCCCCAACGTCTAAATCAAATCCAATTGCTATCATATGTGAAGCTGGTGAATATTTGGAAGATAATCCAATTATTCTCTATGAAGATATTGCAATTATTGGAGACAACCTTAGAAATACTATCATTCGACCACAGAATGCGGGTAAAGATTTATTCCGTGTAAGAAATGGTTGTTATGTAACCGGATTTGCGATGAAGGATTATGCGGATGCTGCAGGTGTTCCACAATATACATTTGATTATGCTGTAGCTTTTGATGATCCCTCAGATACTAGCGTAAGTAGGACTGGTTATGCCGTTAAGACCACTAAACCTAGCATCACCAGATCACCGTACATCCAAAACTGTTCTATTATATCATTCTTGGGTGCAAATGGTATTCTTGTAGATGGTTCTAAAGTTTCTTCTCCGAACCAAGCAATTATTCCGGAAGAAGGTGAAAATCCTGTAGCTGGCTCACAACCTGAATTTGGTAAATCCATGGTTGCTGCAACCTTTACAATGACTTCTTTTGGTGGCATTGGTTGGCGCACAATTAATGATGGTTATGCTCAAGTTGTTTCTTGTTTCCAAATTTTCTGTAAATATGGATCATTATGCCAATCTGGTGGGTATCTATCCATTACAAACTCTGCAACTAACTTTGGATTATATGCATTAAGATCTCAAGGATATAGTTCAAATTCCTTTAGGTTTGATCGTGGAAGAATTGCCTTGACCGGCACTAGTGGTGGATTACAGACTCTCACAGTTATTGGTCTTGGTAGAATCAATCAAGATCTTTACGTTCTAAGATTTTTTGATGATAATTTGATTGACAGAACTTCTAATTTCAAACCACTTACAGTAACACTGGAAGTTAATGCTGCAACTGCAGTAGATACTTCATTAGATACTATTACTTCACTTTCACATCCATTTAGTGCAGGTGATAGTGTAATTTATTATGGAGATGAACAAGCTTTACCACAAAGAATAATTGGTGGACTAGTTAATGGCAACCAGTATTATATCTCATATATCAATTCAAATACATTTAAACTTACAGAAGATGATAGTCTAACAAGAGTTGTTGATTTAACATCATCAACTACAGGTATTAATACATTTGTAAAAAATAATCAAGACTTTTTCAATAAGGCGGTACTTTCTACTCACAACAACTATCAGACTTTGACACTTGCTGGTGTTGGAAGTACTGCACGATTTGTTTCTGGAAGACAAATTACCCAAACAGTTGTTGGTGGAACAGCAGTTGGTTTTGCATATACTTACAACAATTCTACGAGACAATTGGTAGTTTCTGTAGAATCTTCTGGAGGAAATCTTAGATTCTTCCAGATTTCAAATGGAACAACAAATCTTGATATTATTGATCACAGTCCATCTCCAATTTCAATTGGAGTCAGTAACGTTGCTGGTCTCAGCACCTACTATACAACTTATTTCAAAGTAGATTCCACAAATTCTGGTACAGTTATTACAGGTATTTCTTCTCTACCAGAAAACTATCGTTGCCATTTCCATAGACCATCCATAATTAATGCAAATTCCCATGCGTGGGAATATGCAGGTTCCGGCACAGATTATAATGCATTACCGCAAAATGGAGGTTTATCGATAGATGGTAGGGAACAAGTTGGCGAATTTGGTGGCCGTGTATACTCAACTGGTACAAACGAACTTGGCGACTTTAAGGTTGGTAATTTTATTACGGCATATAATAGGACCGGTAATATTATTTTCAATAATACTGTTACAATTGGTACGCTTGATAGTCTTCGTTTAAGTCTTTCTGGTGGTACAGCAATTACGGAATTCTCAATCGATGCAGGACTTGGTGATAATGAAATTTCTGGTCCACAGGATTATCGTGTACCAACTCAATTGGCTACTAGATCATTCCTCAACAACAGACTTGGTTCATTTATTGATAAAAATTTAACGACTAATGCTATTCCAGGTGGAGTTGTGCAACTCAATTCTATTGGACAAATTAATGCAGACTTAATTCCACCAAAAACAGTTAATTACTTCAAATCATCCACTGATGGGGGAAGAATTTATCTTGTCAATACAATACCAGCCACAAATTTATTTAGTGGTGATACTGTTATTGAACCGTCAAATTCTTGGGTTATGATTAGTGATGTTTATAGTCAATATTTAATTCTTGATAATAATACAGTATATAACTTTGCAAATGGAGCTGTTGTAACTAGTACCGTATCAGCTGGTGCTGCTATCGGTGTTGTTACTGCACCCACTTATGTTGGGTATGGTACTACGGGTCTTGTAAGGGGTGTTGGATTGTCTCTAAACACTCTTGTAGGGGGTTCTGGATACTTGGTTGCGGGTATTTACACTGGAATTCAATTGGATTCTGCCAGTGGTATTGGGACCAGTATGACAGCTACAATTACGGTTAGCGCTGCTGGTACAGTTTCCAATGTTGCAATTAATACTGGTGGACGTTATTACGCAGTTAATGATACGCTTACATTGAATAATCCAGCTTCTATCGGAGGTAGAACTGGTGGATCCAACTTTACTACTAAAGTTGGATCAGTTGAAACTAGATTATACTTATCATTAACAAATAATAACAAATTTACCGGATCCGCTAATTTACCTGACTATATTCAAGACGGGAATGCGGGATCTATTTCTACAAGTATAAGCGTAGGAGTTGCTTTAACATCAACATTTTCTCCAACAGATGTAAGTATTGGAGGTAATGTAGACTTCATAAATGATAGAATTGTAATTGGTATTAATACCTTCTCCGATGGAGATCCCGTAGTTTATTCCACGCAAGGCGGAAATGTTCTCACACCTTTACTTGATGCTGAAACTTATTACATTAAGAGAGTTGGTGTTACTTCTGTAGAACTTTATACTACATATGCTCTTGTAACTAAAAAAGACTACACTTCTAGTGGTACAGGTACTCACAAACTTACAAGAGTTGGGGTAAATACGGATACAAATCAATTAACTTTTGCAAATCATGGATTATCTCAGGGGGATCCAGTAAAAGTTAGTGGTAATACACCAACTGGAGTCACAACTGGTAATTATTATTACATTGGTTCCAGAACTACCAATACATTTACACTACATTCGATTAAAGCTGATGCTATCCTATCTGCAAATGGACTTCTTTATAATCCAGTTGATTTAACTAGTGCCAATTCCGGCGGCACTATGACATTAACAAAACAAAATGTTACGTATAACGCTACGGTAAATACATCGTCATCTATTCTCTCCAACTGGGCTCTTTTAGCAACTAGTACAATTGATGCTGCTAACGTTGTCTCTGGTATATTAGTTCCCTCCAGACTTGCTTCTGGAACTGCAAATAATCAAACATTTTTGAGGGGAGATTCGACTTGGAGTAAAGCAGTAAGTTCTGTTGGAATTGGTACGACTCAACCAATTGGTGTTACTTATAGTAGTGCAGATTTAGCATCAGGTGGAGTGGGAATTAATACTTATTATGGAAACGTTCAGTTAACTTTAAATAGAGTATTAGCTACTGGTGATTTATACTCCACTCTTGGTGTTGCTAAATTTAAGAGTTCTACATTTGGTATAACTGGTGATGGCACAGGGTCAGTGTACATTAAGACCTTGGCTCAAGGTGGTGATATTGATGCTGCAACCTTTAACGGTAATGCGGCTTCTTACTACTTGGATATTGCTAATACTTCAGGCAATATTCCAATTTCTCGTGGTGGTACTGGACTTAGTGGTCTTCCATCAAATGGTGCAATTTTACTTGGTAATGGTAGTGTTTATAACTTAACTACAACTCCAACATTCGTTGGTTCCGTATCATTTAATAGTGGAGCCAGTGGCGCAGTTACGGTAGGGGCAAACGGAGACATTGTTCTTACTACTGGTGGAACTTGGAGTGGTGAAAAGGGATATAAACTCCAAGCATATAATTCAAACTTCTATCTGCAATATACGGGATCAATATTCTTCAGGAATCAAAGTTCAACCAATATATTCAATGTTGATCAAACTGGTAATGCAACTGCATCTGGAACAGTTACTGGAACTCAATTAATTTCCAATATTACACAAGGTACATCACCACTAACAGTTACCTCAACAACTTTAGTTTCAAACTTGAATGCTCAGTATCATAATGGATTATTGACAGCAACTGCAAACACGGTATCAACTGTTGTTGCTCGTGATGCTTCGGGTAACTTCAGTGCCGGTACTATTACTGCTACTTTTAGTGGTAATATTAGTAACGGAACAGGTACTCATACTACAGCAACTTTAAATGGTGGTGGTTCAACAACTGCTGGACAATTAACCTTTAGTGGTGCAACAAATAACTGGATTGATTTTGGTACAACTGGTGTTGCAGCCCCTGCATTTACGACAAGAAGTGCTGGACTTAAGATTGCTCTTTATAGTGGAGTAACTGGGTCTACTACAGATTATGGATTGGGAATTGAATCTGGATTCCTTTGGTTTGGAACCCAAACTACTTCAACAGGATTTAAGTGGTATGGTGGAACAACTCTTGCTGCTACTCTAACTGGTGGTGGAGCATTAACACTTGTTGGAGCTCTTTCGGCAACTACATTGACATCCACAGTATCCACAGGAACTGCACCACTCACAGTTTCTTCTACTACATTAGTAACAAACTTAAATGCTGATTTACTTGATGGATTAAACTCTGCAACAGCAAACACCGTATCAACTATTGTTGCTCGTGATGCTTCTGGTAACTTTAGTGCTGGTACGATTACTGCAACATTAAGTGGTAATGCTTCTACTGCAACTCAAGTTGTAGTAACCGATAGTAGGAATACTGTTACTACGCCACAAACTATAAATCAAGGTGTAGTATTTGACTTCAAAGCAAATTCTACAGAAAGTTTAAGTGATGGTGGAACTTATTTTGGTGAGATGACTTTCCGCCAATATGGAAGTTCAACAGATTGGAGTGGTGGTTTATCTCACCAACTTGGATTTACTGATAACGGCAATATTTGGCAAAGAAGTGGTTCAACTACAACTTGGGCAGCCTGGAAAAAACTCGTAGACAGTAGTAATTATAGTTCTTATGCAATTGCTCGTGGTGGAGATACCGTAACCAATGCAATCAATTTCCAATCAAATCTAGGCACAACTTTAGGTGCCTTAAGCTCTCCTCCACTTCAGGCATATGCTACAGGTACTAACGCTGCATTTATGTCATTCCATAGATCAGGTAATTATGCAGTTAATATGGGACTAGATTCTGATAATGTACTCCGAATTGGTGGATGGTCTGCATCTGCAAATAGATTGCAGATGGATATGTCTGGTAATCTTACAATGGCAGGTACTGTTACTGCAAGTTCTGATATTAGACTTAAAGATAATATTGAAATCATTCAAAATGGTCTTGAAAAAGTACTTAGCCTGAATGGTGTTACTTTCACAAGAAAAGATCAGGAAGACAAGACAAAAATCCATGTTGGATTAATTGCACAAGAAGTAGAAGAAGTTATTCCAGAGATAGTTTCCGAAGATAATCTTGGAATGAAGAGTGTTGCATACGGAAACATTGTTGCTGTACTTATTGAAGCAATTAAAGAACAACAAGTTCAAATTGACATCCTTCGTAAGGAAGTTGAAGATCTAAAAAATAAATAAAAACTTGGATATAATTTATAAATACCTCTAGAAGACTAGGGGTATTTTTTTATGGCACAACCAGCCAGTAGAGCGGAGTTGAAAGAATACTGCCTCAAACAGCTTGGAAAACCAGTATTAGAAATAAATGTAGATGATGATCAGATTGATAATCTGATTGATGATGCAATTCAATATTTCCACGAAAGACATTATGATGGAATTGATCGTGTATTTCTAAAACATAAACTTACTCCGGCACAGAAGGACACCATACATCTAGGAGTAACCACCTCCACATCTGCACCAATTGTTGGAACTGGATTAACTTCTGCAACTTGGGTAGAAGGAGTTAATTATCTTCCTCTCCCAGATACAATCATTGGAGTAAATAACGTACTTAAAATTAACGCAAGTACGATTTCTGATGGTCTCTTTAATATCAAATATCAGTTATTCTTGAATGACGTTTATTATTATGGTGCGCTTGATATTCTAAACTATGCAATGGTAAAGACTTATCTAGAAGATCTGGATTTTCTTATCAATCCTACTGCACAAATTAGATTTAATAAGAAAAATCATAAACTTTACTTAGATATTGACTGGGGTAGTGTTGGTGGAGATGAATATGTAATCGTAGATTGTTATAGAATTTTAGATCCATCAAACACACCAACTCTGTATAATGATTGGTGGCTTAAAAAATATCTCACCGCTTTGATTAAGAGGCAGTGGGGACAAAATATGATTAAGTTCCAAGGAGTTTTGCTTCCAGGTGGAGTTCAACTTAATGGAAGACAGATGTATGAAGATGCAATGAAAGATTTAGAAGAATGCGATAGATTACTGAAGACAGAATACGAACTACCACCATTGGATCTCATAGGATAATATGTCTCCACTCAATTCTTACTTTTTACAAGGATCGCCAAGCGAACAAAGACTTGTCCAAGACTTAATCAACGAACAGTTGAAGATGTATGGACAAGATGTTCTTTATATGCCTAGAAAAATTGTAGGAGAAAATAGTATCATCAAAGAAATAACCGCTTCAAGATTTGATGATAGTTATAGAATTGAAGCATACTTGATGAATTATCAGGGTTTTAGTGGAAATGGAGATCTTTTATCAAAGTTTGGTGTAAGAAGTAAAGATGAAATTAATTTGATTATTTCAAAAGAAAGATATGATGATTTTATTTCTCCTCTTTTAAAGTTATGGCCCGCTGATCAAATTAAAGTTGCAACTCGTCCACAAGAAGGGGATTTGATTTTCTTCCCACTTGATGAATCTTTATTTGAAATTAAATATGTAGAGGGTAAACAACCATTCTACCAATTAAATAATCTTTACGTTTATGAACTTAGATGTGAAAGATTTGAATATGAAGATGAAATTATTGATGTTCCAGAAGTTGATATGGATGGTATTAGTATTAATGAGTCCATTAAAGATCTTGGAAACATTTATACAATTCAAATGGTAGGAACTGCAGCAACTACTGCAATTGCTACGGTTTCTTATGCATCTTCAAATCCTTCTGTATATTCTGTTCAATATATTGATCTGATCAATGATGGATATGCATATCTGTCTACCCCAACCGTTGCAATATCTACGGCTGGACCTGGCGGATTAACTGCAACTGCTGTTGCAATTATGACCAGTCGTACAGGTCAAACTGGGTCATCAATTGACAGAATACTTCTTACCAATCCTGGTTATGGATATACTCAACCACCAACGGTCACTATTTTAAGTAATAGTGGATCTGGTGCTATTGCTACTGCAGTAATTGCAAGACGTGTTCTTGGTCCTGTTGCAATTTCTAGTGGTGGAGTTGGATATTCTACAGTTCCAACAATCACATTCAGTGGTGGAATTTCCAGTACATCAGCAATTGCAGAAACCTTTGTCAACACAAATGGAGTTGTTGTTGCAGTTCGTTATTCAAATGCTGGTGCTGGTTATACTACTTTACCAAGTATTTCTTTCACTGATCCAACTGCAGTCACATTTGGTGATTATACTTATAATGAACTGGTAACGGGAACTAAGAGTGGAACAACTGCATATGTTAAGAGTTGGGATGCAAATACTAGAGTTCTTAAAGTTTCTGTTGTAGACGGAAGTTTTGCACTTGGAGAAGCTTTAGTTGGTGCAGCGTCAAGTTATAAAATTTCCTCTGTACAAAATAATGAGTTCTTAGATGCATTTGCACAAAATATAGAAATAGAACTTGAGGCCGATTCAATTGTAAGTTTTAGTGAAAAAAATCCTTTTGGTGAATACTAAATAATTAATACTATCAAAACCACACTCACATTATGTTAGGTCATTATTTTTATCACGAAATATTGAGAAAGACCATTGTATCTTTTGGTACTCTTTTTAATGATATTCAGATAAAACATAAGAAGAACGACGCAACAGATTTTAGTATTCTCACCGTTCCTATTGCTTATGGTCCAGTTCAGAAATTCTTAGCAAGATTGGAACAAGTACCAGATCTAAGAAAAAGAGTTGCAATTACTTTGCCAAGAATGTCATTTGAGATGACAGGAATTACTTATGATCCAGGTAGAAAAGTATCTACACTACAAACTTTTAAATCTTTAGAGACGACTGATAATAAGTTAACAAAAACTTTTATGCCTGTGCCTTATAATATTCATATAAGGCTTTCAATTTTATCAAAATTAAATGAAGATGCTCTACAAATCATAGAACAAATTCTTCCATATTTTCAACCACAATTTACTCTTACCGTAGATTTGGTAAAAGAAATTGGGGAAAAAAGAGACATTCCAATGATTCTTGAGAGAATCAATATGGACGATCAATATGAAGGTGACTATACTGAAAGAAGGGCTTTAATTTATACTTTAGATTTTACAGCAAAAACTTACTTGTTTGGTCCTGCTGGTGGTCAGAATGAGGGACTTATTAAGAAAGTACAAGTTGATTACTATAGTACTACTGATAGAGCCAATTCTACCAGACAACTTAGGTATATTGCGGAACCAAGATCACTTAAAGATTATAATAATGATGGAACTACCACCATTACAGAAGATATTTCAACTGAAATTACAGAATTTACTGTTTCTGATGCAACATCATTAGTCGCAGAGTCTTATGTTCAAATTGATAATGAATCAATGTATATTAAACAAATTAATGGAAATACTCTATTAGTTAATAGAGGTCAAGATAAAACTGAAATTACGACTCATGCAGAAGGAACTGCGGTCAATGTAATTAATCAACTAGATAATGACCTCATCAATCTTGACGATGACTTTGGATTTAGTGAATATCGTTATGAGTATTCTGACGGTAAAGTTTATAGTAACACAAAAGGGACTGATGTATAATGGACTTTGAATCTATTGATAATGCTTTAGAGATTGAAACAACTTCTGTGGAAAAAGAAATTGTTAAAAAAGAACCAAATGATATTATTGAAAAATTAAAAGATAGTCAAAGTCAAATTGATAAAGACTATGAGTATACAAGAGGTAATTTGTATTCTCTTGTAGAAAAAGGTCAAGAAGCGATCAATGGAATTCTTGAACTGGCACAAGAAAGCGATAGCCCAAGAGCATATGAAGTTGCTGGACAACTTATTAAAAATGTTGGTGATGTTACGGATAAACTTTTAGATCTTCAGAAGAAGATGAAGGATATTCATAAAGAAGATAAAGGTGGTCCAACTACTGTCACCAATAATGCGGTATTTGTAGGTTCAACTTCAGAACTTCAAAAGTTTCTTAAAAGTAGTATGAACCCAGATACATCTAAATAATAAGATAGGAAGTAATCTAAAAATATGAGTAAACTCAGTTTCAAGGAGTGGTCAATTCTTTCTGACCTTCAAATCATTGATTCAATCCAAGAGGATTATGAATTCTCTATGGCTAGATCTGAGTTGAAAACTACTCAGGCAGCAATTTCTAGATTGATGCAACATCTTAAAGGTGAAGGTGAACTTGAAGCCTGGATTCAATCAAAGATCACTAAAGCAGCTGATTATATTGATACTGTTGCTGATTATATTGATAGTGGTGAAAGTGAAACTAAAGATGAAGTAAAAGAAGCGGTTCTTGGAAGACACGAAGATAGAGGAAAGAAACTTCGTTCAAAAGAAGAAAGATTGGGTAAAAAGAAAGAAACTCCTGTTGCACCAACTGGACCAAAGATTACTAAATTAAAACCAAGAGGTCCAAGAAAGGGAGAAGCAACTGCATCTCAGGTACAGGGGTGGAGAGGTACTGATAGAACTAATACAAATCGTAAAGGACAGACTGCACCACAAGCAAAAGCGGTTACAAAAGAAGAGTGGTCAGAAAAGTATAAAAAATCCATAGATTGCGATCATCCTAAAGGATTTTCTCAGAGAGCACATTGTCAAGGAAAAAAGAAAAAAGTAAAAGAAAATGTTGAATTTACTGAAGCATTGAAGTCACATTATTCAGTGGATCAAATTGCAAAAAAACATAGATTGGATGCATCATTTATTCAAAATCAACTTGATATGGGTATCAAGATTGAACACGAACACGTAACAGATAAAGATACTGCAACTGATATTGCACTTCAACATCTTGATGAAATTCCAGATTATTATACTCGTCTCAAAAAGATGGAAGCGAGTGCAAAGAAAGAACATAAGAAATTTAAAGACGTAAAAGAAGATACTGAAATTCTAGATGCAAATGGAACTCTTTTTGCAACAGTTATTGATCTCATTAAAGGAACCGATGAAAAATTTAAAGGTTTTAGTAATGTAGAAGAAGAAAGAAAGTCTGGAGATTATTCCCTTCATGATTGGTTTTCTAAGAGTAAGTCCTCCGATGGAAAACCTGGATGGGTCCAGTTAGGCGGTAAGTATGCTGGGAAACCTTGTGCAAAACAACCTGGACAAGATACAAAACCAAAGTGCGGTTCTTCAAAAATGTCTGCGGAAATGTCTCCTGAAGAAGAAAATTCTGCTGCAAGAAGAAAGAGAAGAGAAGATCCAAATCCAGATAGAAAAGGTAAAGCAAAAATGGTTGATACCAATGAATCTGCTGGAGAAAAAGATGCATGTTACAAAAAGGTAAAGAGTCGTTTTAAAGTTTGGCCAAGTGCATATGCATCTGGAGCACTTGTCCAATGCCGTAAAAAAGGTGCTGCAAATTGGGGCACTAAGAGTGAAAATACAGATTATAGTGATACAGATGACTTGGATAATCCTATGGGGAAACATAATATAAAGACACACGAAAAGAAAATTCATTTTCATGATGAGGTACATAGATATTGTCCAATGTGCCAAAAAGATGAAAAGGCTTCAGAATGTAAATATGGGACCAAGTATTGGAAAATGTTCTCAGTACCAGTAGACTTGGCTCCTAAAAAATTTACTATTGCAACAACTCATCCAGGAAATATGCCTGAAAGTTTGAGTTTTGAAGTTAGAAAATCATCTGGGGCTGGTGCATTAACTCCTGCAGCTGCTGCACAACTTGGACCAAAAGCAATAGAACTCCAGAAGAAGAAAGCTGCTGGCGTTGATTTGCCATTAAAATCAACACCAGGATCAATGGCAAAACTTGCAGATTCAGTAATTCATCCTGGACAACTAACAACAGAAGACTATCAAAGACTACAATCTACGGGAGCAGTTTATACTATACTATTCTCTTGGAGAGGTAGACCGATGATGAACCTTCAATTATTCTTCCCAACTCAAAAGAGACCATCCAAAGATGAAGTTAAATTGCAAGTTGAGAAATTGTACCCTGGTGCAGTAATAATGCAATGGTATCCAAGTCCCTCCGATCCAACCAAACCAATTGTAGTTGTTCAAAAATAAAACTATGAATCCTGATGACATAAAACTTGAAGATATTAATAAAATGCTTGTTTATGAACAACAAGTAAGACTTATAGATAAACTAAATGAAAATCAAGCAAAGGATTTTGCAAAAGCTTATTGTAAACTTTTTCTCCAACAACAGGAAGTAGTATCTAATTTATCAAAAAATTTTTGAACTGAGTTGAATTATGTCTGATCAGGTATATCTTGGTAATCCCAATTTAAAGAAGGCTAACGTAGCCGTAGAATTTACAGAAGAACAGGTACTTGAATTTATCAAGTGTAAAAATGATCCTGTCTATTTTACTAAAAAATACATCAAGATTGTCAACGTTGATGAGGGATTGGTAAATTTTGACATCTGGCCATTTCAAGAAAAATTAATTAGTAATTTCCATAAGAACAGATTTAATATCTGCAAAATGCCTAGACAGGTTGGAAAAACAACCACTGTTGTATCCTATCTACTACACTACCTTTTATTTAATGACAATGTAAATATTGGTATTCTGGCAAACAAAGCGTCAACTTCAAGAGAAATCTTAAGTAGATTGCAGTTATCTTATGAAAATTTACCCAAGTGGATGCAACAGGGTATTGTATCTTGGAACAAAGGTTCGTTAGAACTTGAGAATGGATCTAAGATACTTGCAGCATCCACATCGGCATCTGCTGTTCGTGGTATGTCATTCAACATTATCTTTTTGGACGAATTTGCGTTCGTTCCAAATCACATTGCAGATGACTTCTTTGCATCTGTTTATCCTACAATTTCTTCTGGTAAAAACACAAAGGTAATTATCGTTTCTACCCCTAAAGGTATGAACCACTTCTACAGAATGTGGCACGATGCTGAAAGGAGTAAAAGTCAATTTGTTGCAACTGCAGTTCACTGGTCCGAGGTTCCTGGTAGAGACGAGAAGTGGAAACAACAGACGATTGCAAATACTAGTGAAGAACAATTTAAAGCAGAACACCTTTGTGAATTTTTGGGTTCTGTTGATACTCTTATATCTGCATCAAAACTCACATCCTTAGTATATGATGATCCAATTACAAGAAGTGCTGGATTGGATGTTTATGAAGAACCGCAAAAAGATCATAATTATGTGGTAACAGTTGACGTTGCTCGTGGAGTTGAAAAGGATTATTCAGCATTTGCTGTGTGTGATACTACAACCTTTCCATATCGTTTGGTTGCAAAATATAGGAATAATCAAATAAAACCAATGTTGTTTCCAAGCATCATCAAAGATGTAGCGAGTGCATATAATAAAGCTTATGTCTTAGTAGAAGTTAACGATATTGGAGAACAAGTGGGACAAATTCTCCATTTTGATTTGGAATACGACAATATCCTTATGTGTACAATGAGAGGTCGTGCTGGTCAATTAGTTGGTCAGGGATTTTCTGGAAAGAAATCGCAAATGGGAGTTAAAATGTCCAAGACTGTTAAAAAGATTGGATGTCTCAACCTCAAAACTCTTATTGAAGATGATAAGTTAATCGTAAAAGATTATGAGACCATTAGTGAATTAACTACTTTTATTCAAAAAGCAAACTCATTTGAAGCAGAAGATGGTTGCAATGATGACCTTGCAATGTGCTTGGTAATTTTTTCTTGGTTAATTGCACAGCCTTATTTTAAAGAAATGACGGACAATGATGTCCGTAAGAGAATTTATGAGGAACAGAAAAATCAAATTGAACAAGACATGGCTCCGTTTGGATTTATGAGTGATGGATTAGATTCTGGAGAAAGTTTTGTGGATGAGAGTGGAGACCGTTGGCATACAGATGAATATGGAGATATGCAATATATGTGGGATTACAGATAAATGGATTTTGAGCAACAAATTCAATTACAACATTTAATTTTTACGCAAAGAAAATGTAGAGTTTGTGGAGAAATAAAGGATTTATTAGATGGTTTTTATTTAACTCGTAAGGGTAGAGGGGATATTCCATCTGCGTATTCATATGAATGTAAAGTATGTACGGTACAAAGAATTACTGAGAATAGGAAGAAGATTGATTCCAAAGTGTATTGGGAATACCCAGATTGGTAATGTTCACTGGTTGTTTCCCCAATGTAAGGTTAGCAATTTATAAATACATTTAGTCAAGTTGAAGCTTCTTTAGAGGGAAAGACATGTCGCTAAACTTAGTATCACCAGGCGTTAAAATTAGAGAAGTTGATCTAACTGTTGGAAGGATTGATGCAGTTAATGATCAAGTAGGGGCAATCGCCGGCCCATTTGTAAAGGGTCCAATCAATGTTCCTACTTTGCTTGAAACAGAACAGGATCTCATCAACTATTTTGGAAAACCATCAGCAACTGATGCACAATACGAATATTGGATGGCAGCATCATCTTATCTCTCATATGGTGGAACCCTAAGAGTTATAAGAACGAATGGTACTAACCTCCAGAATGCTCACTCTTACGTATCTTCTCCACAGACTTTTGTTATTGAATCGGATGAAGATTATTTCAATAACTATCAGTCTCCAACTGGATGGACATGGGCTTCCAAAACAGCAGGAACTTGGTCAAATGGCGCAAAAGTTTGCGTAATTGATGGTGGTGCTGATCAAAGAGTTTCAATCGGTACTTTTGGAATTCTTGCTGGATATGGATTTACTTGCAGTATCACTACTTCCTATGCAGCCTCTGATGGAACAGTACAAACCTTTGGTGGTTATTTAAAGGGTATTGTTACTAAAGTAAATCAAGGCAGCGTTGATATTAAACTTATTAGCAGATACGATGCTGACACTGGAATTTCTACAGAAATTGCTTATTCATCTAGTTCGTTAAATCAAATTCCATCTCCTGTTGTAGGTGGTACTAATTACTGGCAGGTTTTCAATAACGTTGGAACTGCTACTTCTCTGGAGAAATTTAGATTAGATAATAGTGGGACAATTGGATCTGGATCTACAATAATTACTTGCCCATCTTACACAGACTTGACTTCTGTTTTAGTTGGAGATTTGGTCCAAAGTATTAATGGATCCTATAAAGCAAGAGTTGTTGGAGTAAGTACTGGACAAATTATTCTAAACTCATCATCACCAGTTTCACTAGCAGCAACAACTTTCATTGTTACTTATACAAGAAATGCGGGAGATAATACTCTCAGTAATGGAGAAGGTTTGAAACCAACCCCAACAAATAGTGCTGTAACTGATTGGTACGATCAACAAACTTTAGGTCTAACAAATTCTACAGTTTATTGGAAAAATATTGCACCAAAACCATCAACTTCACAATATGCATCTGACAGAACTTGCAAAAATGATGAACTTCATATTGTAGTAGTAGATGATTCCGGTTCAATCACAGGAATTGCTGGAAATATCTTAGAGAAATTTACAGGTCTTTCTAAGGCTCTTGATGGTAGAATAAGTCCTTCCCAAAGCATTTATTATAAAAACTATGTTGCAAATAACTCTGCATACATTTATGGTGGTGCAGTAGATAGTCTCCTATCTTCTAAATTCACGACTATAGATGGATATACTCCAAATAGTGGAGGTTCCATTGCATGGGGACAGAATGCATCGGGAGTTAATTTTGGTTTAATTGGTGCAAGATCATACAGTCTCACAAATGGAAATGATTATGCAACACTTGGAACTGCAGGAATGTCTCCTCTACTTTCGGAAGTAATTTCATCTTATAACCTATTGATGAATCCTTCTGAATATAAAATCAATTTCATTATTGGTGGACCTAGTGGTGGAACAACTATTTTTGAATCACAAGCAAAAGCAAATGCATTGATTGCAATTGCAGAAGCAAGAAAAGATTGTGTTGTTACCCTTTCTCCACATAGAGATGGAGTTGTAAACGTACCTTCCAGTGATACACAAACTTCAAATATCATTAATTATTTTGATGCTTTAAGTTCAAGTTCTTATGCAGTATTTGATAGTGGATATAAGTATACATTTGATAGATTTAATAATTCTTTCGTATATGTAGCGTTGAACGCAGATATTGCTGGATTGATGGCAAGAACTTCAATCAACAATTATCCTTGGTTCTCTCCAGCAGGAGCTCAGAGAGGAATTATTAATAATGCAATTAAACTTGCTTACAATCCATCACAATCACAAAGAGATCTTCTTTATCCTAAGAGAATTAACCCAGTTATCTTCTCGCCTGGTGCAGGAATTATTCTCTTTGGTGATAAAACTGGACTTTCTTATGCATCAGCATTTGATCGCATCAATGTTCGTAGATTGTTCCTAACTCTAGAAGAAACAATTGAAAGAGCTGCAAGAGCACAGTTATTTGAATTTAATGATGTAATCACAAGATCTAATTTTGTTAATATCATTGAACCATATCTTCGTGATGTTAAAGCTAAGAGAGGTATTACCGATTTCCTCGTAGTTTGCGACGAGTCAAATAACACCCCAGATGTAATTGATTCAAATCAGTTCAAGGCTGATATCTTCATTAAACCAGCAAGGTCAATCAATTTCATCGGACTAACTTTTGTTGCAAATAGAACTGGAGTTAGTTTTGAAGAAGTTGTTGGAACTGTTTAACTTTTTAATTAAGACATCAATCGCTATAGAGGTAAAAAACAATGGCATTTTCAAACACACCAAGTTTCAGTTCTAGAACTCTAGAAGATTTCAAAGCCAGATTAATCGGGGGTGCAGCTAGACCAAATCTTTTTGAAGTTGAATTGACATTCCCAACTTTTGCAACCACCAGTACTGATGGAACTGCAAACACAACTGATGCTAGTAGATCTGTTTCAGAACTTTCTAGATTTATGATTAAAACTGCAGATCTTCCTGCATCAAATATTGCAGCAATTAGTGTTCCTTTCAGAGGAAGACAACTCAAGATTGCTGGAGATCGTACATTTGATACCTGGACAATTACAGTTATCAACGATGTTGATTTCTCAATCAGAACTGCATTTGAAAAATGGATGAATGCGATTAACAAGCACGATGATAATTCTGGTTTAATCAATCCAGCTCAGTATCAAAGAGATGCACTCGTAAAGCAATTCGGCAGATCGTCAGTTGCTTCTGCAAATTCAAGTGTAACCAATCCAACATTGACCACTGCAGGAAATCAAATTCCTGTTCTTAAGGCATATAAGTTATATGGATTGTTCCCAACTTCAGTAGCTGCAATTCCACTTTCATATGATACTACTGATCAAATTGAAGAGTTTACTGTAGACCTCCAAGTTCAGTGGTGGGATGCTCTTGATTCACAAGGCAATACCCAACTCAACACTGATCCTGAAGTATTGAACCCACAGTAGTTCTATAAATAGTAGATATTACAGTCACACTTTGAGTAATGCCTAAATTATTTGGTTTTAAAATAGAAGATGGGGGAAACGATAAATCCAAAAAATCTATCGTTTCCCCTATTCCGGAGAATCACGAAGATTCTTCGGACTTTTATGTTTCTAGTGGTTTTTATGGGCAATATGTAGATATTGAAGGTGTATATAAATCAGAATTTGATTTAATTAAGAGATATAGAGAAATGTCACTTCATCCAGAAGTTGACAGTGCAATTGAAGATGTCATTAATGAAGCAATTGTAGCCGACCAGAACGATTCGCCAATACAGATTGATCTATCAAATCTTCCTGCGTCAGATAAGTTAAAAGAATTAATCAGAAAAGAATTCAAATATATCAAAGAATTATTGGATTTTGATAATAAGTGTCACGAAATTTTAAGAAACTGGTATATTGACGGAAGAATTTATTACCATAAGGTAATTGATATTCAAAAGCCACAAGAAGGAATTAAAGAACTTAGGTATATTGATCCACTTAAAATTAAATTAATTCGTAGAATTAAAAAGAATTCTAATCAACTTTCTCCAACATACGTCAGTCCTGCAGCAAAAGGAACTCAACAACTTACTCATAGTCCAGAAGTAGAAGAATTCTTCCAGTATGATCCAAACGCAACTACTGGTGGTTATGGTCAACCAGCAATCTTCAAAACCAACGTAAATGCTGTAAGTATTGCAAGGGATTCTGTTGCTTATGTTCATTCTGGTCTAGTAGATCGCAACAAACAGACTATTCTTTCATATCTACATAAGGCCATCAAGTCCCTCAATCAACTAAGAATGATTGAGGATAGTTTGGTCATTTATAGACTTTCTCGTGCGCCAGAACGTCGTATCTTCTACATTGACGTAGGTAATCTACCCAAGATCAAAGCAGAACAGTATCTGCGTGAGGTTATGACCCGTTATCGTACCAAGTTGGTTTACGATGCGAACACTGGAGAAATTCGTGATGATCGCAAGATGATGGCGATGCTTGAAGATTTCTGGCTTCCAAGAAGAGAAGGTGGTAGAGGAACTGAGATTACAACTCTTCCCGGTGGTCAAAATCTTGGAGAAATTACAGATATTGATTATTTCCAGAAAAAACTTTACAGATCTTTGAATGTTCCAGAATCAAGATTGAATTCTGCAGGTGGATTTAATCTTGGTCGTTCATCAGAAATTCTAAGAGATGAAATCAAATTTACGAAGTTTGTAGGTCGTCTCAGAAAGAGATTTTCACATCTATTCAATGATATGTTGAGGACACAACTAATCCTCAAAAATATTGTAACTCCAGAGGATTGGAAAGTTCTTACTGATCATATTCAATACGATTATGTTTATGACAATCATTTTGCAGAACTCAAAGAAACTGAGTTGATGAATGAAAGAATAAATGTATTAAATATCGTTGAACCTTATGTTGGTAAGTATTTCTCAGTTGATTATGTAAGAAGACATATTCTTAAACAGACTGATGGACAAATTGTGGAGATTGATCAACAAATTGAAAAAGAGAAGGAAGCTGGAATTATTCCCCCACCTGTTGATCCGATGACTGGACTACCTATTGGACAACAACCTCCTATGCAACCAGGTACAGAACTACCACCAGATCAACAAACAAATCTCGGAGATGTACCACAAGCACCCGAAGCAAGTTTGTCTGCTGTTCAAACGGCACCTGATGAAAAAGCACCCCAACTCAAGATGCCCAAAGGTGGCAGGATATAAATATTCTTAAGTAAACACTGAATTTAAAACTATGGATGACCTTATTGATATGATCGTTTCTGATCAATCTGCTGCTGAAGTGAGTGATAAAATTAAGGAACTTTTAATGCAAAAATCAGCACAAAACATTGAAACAATCCGCCCAGTTGTGGCGGCATCAATGTTCGGACAAACGCAAGATACTGAAGAAGAATAATCTCATTTTTTATAATGAAATAAATATTATTATATGTGAGCAAGTTTATAAGTGGCACTTAAAAAACCATCAGACCTATTCAATAAAACTGAACCTTCTGGAGTTTTTAATTCTCCAGAGGTTTCTTCTGATATCACAGAAACTTATGATCGTTTTCGTGATAATTTGGATAGAGTTAATATTTTATCAGAAAAGGTAGAACAACTATCTCAACAATTGTCTGAGAAGTTGGGTAGAAGTGATCTTGAGAACGCAATGTTGTCTCAACTGATGGTTCTTGATGAAAACTTTAAGTCACTTCAAAATCAAGTAAAAGGATTAAACAAAGAAGATCTAAGAGAGTTTAAAACAACTGTTTCTAATCTAAGTGAAATTGTTGAAGACCTTGTAGAAGAAGAATTACCAAAATACAAAAAACAAGTAACCAGAAACGAAGTTCGTATTGGAGAAAAGTTTGATGAGTTAAAAGAAGTTGTAGAAGAAAATATTGTTGGTATCCGAGAAGAAATAGATACTCAAGTCAATAATATTGCAGAAGTCATTGACAATAACTTAGAGTATTTCAATAATCAACTTCAAGAAACTCAAAGTAAAGTTCAAAATACTTCAGAAACATACCAAAAACTTTCCAAGTCTTTAGAGAAGAAAGTTTTTGAAGAAAATGAAAGACTGGAAGAATACTCACAAATCATTCAATCTCTTCACGAAGCATTTGTAGAACTTGAAAATAATATTCAAGAAGAAAATACTTCAAACCGTCAAGTTATTGAAGAAGTCATTGAAGAAAAGTTTGAGACTATTTCTTCAAATGTAACTAATAGAATTGATACTATTGATGAAGAAGTTGAGGATATTAAAAACAAAGTTTCTTCCGAAATCTCAAATATCAAAGCAGATGTTGTAATCAATGAACAACATTTGAAAAATTTTGGTGAAACTATTAAAGAATATGATGTTCGTTTAGAAAATGTAGACGAATACCTAAAAGAAAATCATCAAGAACTTGTAGAACTCAAAGAAGAAGTATTTGCAGAGATTGAACAAATTCCTGTTGGAAATCTTCAAGAGAACCTTGAGCGTCTTGAGAAGAAGATTGATTATATCAAAGAAACATATTCTCGTATTGAACCAGAAGTCGTTGTACAAGAAGTCATCAAAGAAGGACTTCTAAATGAACCACCAAATACAAAGAACTCTGATCCACTCACACCACTTGATCAAAACTTTGTAACTTTAGATCAACTTCAAAATCATTATCGTTTATTCATTAATCGTATCCAACAACAACTTTCCACATTAGGTGGTGGTGGTGAAACAAAATTTAGATACCTGGATGATGTTGTTGGACTTGCAACTAATTCAAGTGCTTATGATGGTAAAGTTCTGTCCTGGAATTCAACAACAAACAAAGCAGAATTTGTATTAGTTGGTGATTTGGATGCAGATACTTTGGATACAGTCACCGACCGTGGAAATACAACCACAAATGAAATTAGTGTTGCTGCAGTAAACATTCCAGTTGGTTCTGTTATTTCTGGTATTTCTTCAATTGTTGCTAACATTGGTAATGAAAATCTAAATGTAGTTCTTGAACACGGAAATTATGCAAATTTAGGTATTGGAAGTTATGGTTTAACCTATGGTATTACTGGTGTTCCATATGCAGTTTATGAACTTCAATCAGTTCCCACACCAACACTTCAGATAGATGATGTGATTGCTGGTGCAGCAATTCCAGTTGGAAGTAAAATTATTGGTATTGGCACTGGTGCATATAATAAGGTTATTATTACTGATATTAATTTTCCAGTAGGAGCACCTCTTCCAGTAACAGATGAGATAATTACTTTTGCTCGTACAACCGTCAATGCGGGGATGTCAATACTTACTGGAAATGATGTTGATATTACTTTGAATGCTGGTGCTGGTGGTAATATTGTTAATCACTCAGACATTCTCCCATACACGACTAATGAGTGGTCTTTGGGTTCTCCTGCAAGAAGATTTAAAGAAGTCTGGTTTGGAACTGGTACGATTTACGTTCAGGACGAAACATTAGGAAACGACCAAGCACTTGGAGCAAAAGCAGGTAATTTCTACATCAAAGGTGGTGCTGGTTTAGAAGTTGGTGAATGGGTATTGAGAGATAATACCTTGCAGATTAAAGATAGTACTCGTGATGTTTATATTGGTTCTCTTGGTGCGACTGCGGATGTTATATTCAATCGTTCAGTTAGAGTTGAAAATGCTGTAAATAGAACCGCATTTTATACAGATCGCACAGGACGCACTCAATTCTATCCTCCAACTATTCCTGCGGGAGATATTGGTGGAATGAGTATTATTGGTTCAACTAATGGAGCATATCAACCAATCGTAAACTCTGGTGGTATGTTGCATATCACTGGTAATGATGGTGCAGTAAGTCGTATCACTAATGATGCTTGGGGTACTGGTGTTTTTCCTGCTTATGTTAGTCGTGCTGGTCGTGGAACTGCTGCATCTCCAAGTGCATCACAATCAGGAGATATTTTAAGTCGTTATAGTTCAGTTGGATGGGGTTCTACAGGATTTGCTGGTGGATTAGCAGCAAACAATATAGAAGTCGTTGCAAGAGAAAACTTCACAAATACTGCACAGAGCGCAGAGTATAGATTTTATAATGCACCGATTGGTTCAATCGCAAAAACATTAGATTTAAGAATTAATACTGAAGGATTATCCTTTGCTGGTACAGGCAGCACTACTGGTATCACTTTCTACGACAACTCAAGATTAACATATTTCCCACCTCAAACCGCAGGAACTGCAGATAAGTTCCTTAAGGTAACTAATGTTGGTGGTAATTATGTAATGTCTTGGGAGACACCTCCAACTATTGTTGGTGCTGTTATCTATAAAGGAACATATAATGTTGAAACCAATACTCCTCCAATTACTGATGCAACAGGACAAGCAGGTTGGGAATATACAGTAGTTGGAGTTGGTACAACTAATTTTGGTTTAAACGGAACTCTATCGCTTCAAGATGGAGATTTGTTAATTCATAATGGAGTTCATTATGACCAAATTCCTGGACCAAGAACACAACTTAATTCTGATTGGAATGCTACCACTGGTGTTACTGCAATTCTAAACAAACCAACAATTGTTAATAAAATTATTGGAGGAACTGGAGTTTCAGTATCTCCTGTGAATGGAATTGGTACAGTTACAATTAATGCAACTGGAACACAGGATTTAAATTCAGTACTCACTAATGGAAATACATCAGCACTTGGAATCAATGTTGGAGTTGTATCTGCAACTTCTTATACTGGTAATGGTGTAAATCTAACTGGTATTGTTACTTCTATTCTTGCTGGTACTGGTGGTATTTCGGTATCAGGTTCAACAGGACGAGTTACGATTAATGGAACTGCTCAAGTCAATAGTGATTGGAATTCAAATGTTGGTGTTGCATCCATTCTGAATAAACCCTCAATTGTTAATAAAATTTATGCAGGTGCTGGAGTTACAATTTCATATTCAAATGGATTTGGGTCTGGTATCACAACAGTCACAACAACTTATGCACCTGTTGCGGGGATTGCGACTTATGCAGTAACGGCTGGTTATTCCACAAGTGCTGGTATTGCGACTTATGCAACGATTGCTGGATATTCTACATCTGCGGGGATTGCTACTTATGCAACCAGGGCTGGATATTCTACTTCATCCGGTATCTCCACAATTGCAGGATATGCATCAACTGCTGGAATATCATCAACATCGCAAGGACTTACGGGTTCTCCAAATATCACTGTTGGAATTGTAACTGCTGCTCAACTTCAGGTTAATGATGGTGGAGTATTTACTGGTGTCGTTACTGCAACTTCTTACAATGGTTCTGGAACTAATCTAACTGGTATTGTAACTTCTATTGTTGCTGGTGTTGGAATTACAATATCAAGTTCAACTGGAGAAGTTACTATTAATGGTGGTGTAGGAGGTAATCTACTTTTTTATGCACTAAGTAGTTCTCGTTCACTTCCGAGTGCCAGAAACACACTAACAAGTATATTTGGATTGACAAATGGTGTTGGAGTATCATCAAATACACGATATCAATACGAATTGGTGTTTAATGTACAATCAAACAAGACAACAGGTGTTCTTAGTTATGCTTTAGCATTAAATGGTGGTGCGACGGTGGCAAAACATAATTTCACATATCAAGTTAATAAAACTACTACTCTTGGTGGTTATACTGCTGGAATTGTAATGGCAAGTACCAATGCAGTTGGTGCAGCAATTACTGCAGCGGATACCATAGGTGATATGGCACAATTTACTCACATTACTCTATACGGAACTATTGATGTAAGCACAGCAGGTAATGTTAATTTTATGATTAGTCAGGATCAAAATACTCCTGTTACTTGGAGTGTTCTTGATGCTTATATTAAACTATTACCAGTGGCGGGTATTAGTACTCATAGTGCTGTTGGTACTTGGTCTTGATTTTTAATTTTAACTAAACAAAACCTATATTATTCTAAATAACTATTATAAGTATGAAAATTAATCAAGAGGAAGATTGATGGCGTTTAAAGTCGTACAAACAGTAGGAGTTATTACTGCTGGTTCTGGTTCTGTAGTTAACACTGCGGCAATTCCACTCAAGAGTGGATATCTAAGAGTTTCATCTCAAGGAAGTCCTGCAACCGTAAGTACTTCTGCTGCTGCAACAGCAAATGATTTTTATCTTGCTGTTGGAGAATCTGCAGTATTAAAAGAAAGGGTTGCTAGACAACAAGTTGCTGGTATCACCACTGGTGCATCAACTACTGTAACTTTTGCAGAAAATCAAGGAAATCCATTTGTAGTTGGAGATTATGCCGCAATTGAAAGTGGATATCCTTCAGGAATTAATACTACTTTTGCCCAAGTTACTGCAGTAACTCAATCTTCCCTCACTCTTAATTTTAACAGCTCAGCTGTAATCGGTGTTGCTTTAACAGGAACAACTATTGCAAGAAGTATTCAACTTTCCGCAATGGGTTCAGGTGGAAGTGCCACTGTTCACGTAACCGAAGTTCAAACCGCAGGTGTAGTCTAAAATGAAACTCATCACAGAAGAAGTATCACAAGTAGAATTTGTCGTAGAAGGCAAAGGCGCTGACAAAAAAATGTTCATTGAAGGTGTATTCCTTCAAGGAGAAATCAAGAACCGTAATGGTCGTATGTACCCAATTACAACTCTTGCTCGTGAAGTAAACCGTTACAATGAATCATTTGTCAATAAGGGTCGTGCTCTCGGAGAACTTGGGCATCCTGATGGTCCTACTGTAAATCTTGATCGTGTTTCACACAAGATTACTGTTCTTGAACAGAGAGGAAATAACTTCTACGGTAAGGCACAAATCCTTTCAACTCCAATGGGTAAAATTGCACAATCACTGATTGGTGAAGGTGTAACTCTTGGTGTTTCTTCAAGAGGTGTTGGATCACTACAAACCACTAATGAAGGTGTCAAAATTGTAGGTGAAGACTTTATGCTTGCAACTGCTGCTGATATCGTTGCGGATCCTTCTGCTCCTGATGCATTTGTGTCGGGTATTATGGAAGGTAAAGAATGGGTATGGGATGGTGGAATTCTCAGAGAACAACTTGCTTCTAAGACACAAAAAAGAATAAATACACTTATAGATCAGAAAAGACTTGATGAACAGAAGTTAAATCTGTTCAACGAGTTTTTGTCAAATCTTTAAATTATAAATAAATAAAGATTATACAAAGGTAATCGGAGAGTTCAAATGTCCCGTGGTAAGAATTTACAAGAAATGGAAACCGGCACTACTCAATCTAAAACAGCTGTAAATGCTCATGCAGATGCAGGCATGGCACCTCAGAAGTCAGCAACTTCGGTTCTAGCTCCTGGTCAAACTGGTGCTTGGGAAGATTTGGGTGGACCTGATCCTTCTAATTATCGTCCTGATGACGACTCAGCAAAACTTAAAACACCTGGAGCAACCCTTAAGCAAGTTAAGGATGTTGTAACCGCTAAAGCTGAAGCAGGAATGCAAGGCGCTGCGAAGAGTGCAACTCCAGTTGCAACTCCTGGTCAAAGTGGTGTTAAAGAAGATTCCGAGTTTGATGAAGACGAAGAGCTTCTAGAAGCCGCTAAGGAAGAAGAAGATGATGAAGAAGGTGATGAAGAAGATGAGGCTGGTAAAAAGTCTTCTAAGAAAAAATCATCCAAAGAAGAGGATGATGATGATGATGAGGAAGATGATGAAGAGGATGATGAAGACGGTAAGAAGATGAAGAAAGAAGAGTATGACATTGAAGAAGATGTCAATGCTCTACTTGGTGGTGAAGATCTCTCCGAAGAATTCAAAGAAAAAGCAAAAGTAGTTTTTGAAGCTGCTTTACATTCAAAAGTACAAGAAATCCGCAACTCCCTTGAAGAGCAGTATGCTGCTGCTCTTGTTGAGGAAGTTGAGGAGATCAAACTTCAACTAACCGAAAGAGTTGATTCATACCTTGAGTATGTTTCATCCGAATGGTTGGAAGAAAATGCTCTCGCAGTTGAGCGTGGTCTCAAAACTGAGATCACCGAGTCGTTCCTTGTTAACCTCAAGGGACTTTTTGAAGAACATTATGTATCAATGCCTGAAGAGAAATATGATGTACTAGAGAGCATGGTAGAAAAACTTGATGACATGGAGACAAAACTCAACGAACAAATTCAGAAGAATGTTGTTCTTAACAAGAAACTTTCGGAGTCGGTTGCTGAAACCGTATTCAACGATGTTTCCGAAGGACTTGCTGTTTCCCAAAAGGATAAGCTTGCATCCCTCGCAGAAAGTGTTGAGTTTGGGAGTGAAGAAGAATATCACCAAAAACTAGTAACTCTTAGGGAGTCATACTTCCCAAGAAATTCTGGTGGTGCAGTTAACGAAACGGAAAATCTAACAGAGGAAGCAAACTTCACTGAGGCAGCTTCGCCTTCAATGAACGCTTATCTACGCGCTCTTTCCAACGTTACTAAAAAGTGAGTTTTATATAATACTCAAACCGCAACTTAAACAACACTTTTAACAGAGGTATCAATCAAATGGACGGAATGAATTCCCAATACTTACAGGAGAAGTGGGCTCCTATCCTAGACTTCAACGAAGGTCTAGGCGACATCAAAGATTCACACCGTAGATATGTTACGGCACAACTTCTAGAAAACCAAGAAAGAGAAATCCGCGAATCACGCGAATTCCTTGGTGAAGCATCCCCAACCAACTCAGCTGGTACTGGTGGTTTCGGTGGTGCTGATGCTCAGGCTGCAGGTCCTACCGCAGGTTTTGACCCAGTTCTAATCAGCCTCATTCGTCGTTCAATGCCTAACCTCATTGCATACGACATCTGTGGTGTTCAACCAATGAGTGGTCCTACTGGACTCATCTTCGCAATGCGTTCCAAGTATGGTACACAAAGCGGAACCGAAGCATTCTACAACGAAGTAGATTCAGCATTCTCTGGACAAAACAACAGCCGTGACCGTTCCGCAGGTTTCGCTGATGGTCTCGTAGGTTTCGGTACAACTGCTCAATCAGGTACTAACCCATCTGCCCTTAACCCAGTTGGTACTGCTACCACCAACCCATCACCATATAACGTTGGTGAAGGTCTTTCAACAGGTAATGCTGAATCTCTCGGTGATGCTGCTGGAAACCTCTTCAACGAAATGGCTTTCTCAATTGAGAAAGTTACCGTTACTGCGAAGTCAAGAGCACTCAAAGCTGAGTATTCACTAGAACTCGCTCAAGACCTCAAGGCTATCCACGGTCTAAACGCAGAAGCAGAACTTGCTAATATTCTCTCAACTGAGATCCTCGCTGAAATCAACAGAGAAGTTATCAGAACCATCTATAAGGTTGCTGAGCAAGGTGCTGCTGTTAACACTGCAACCGCTGGTGTATTTGACCTTGACGTTGACTCCAACGGTCGTTGGTCAGTTGAGAAGTTCAAAGGACTTCTTTTCCAAATTGAGCGTGATGCTAACGCAATCGCACAAAGAACTCGTCGTGGGAAGGGCAACACCATCATCTGTTCTGCAGACGTTGCTTCCGCTCTAACCATGGCTGGTGTACTTGATTACACTCCTGCTCTTAACGCTAACCTCAACGTTGATGACACTGGTAACACCTTCGCTGGTGTTCTCCAAGGTAAGTATAAGGTCTACATTGATCCTTATGCTGCTAACGTTGATGCTAACCAGTACTACGTTGTTGGTTACAAGGGTTCTAGTGCTTATGACGCTGGTATTTTCTACTGCCCTTATGTACCTCTCCAAATGGTACGTGCAGTTGGACAAGACACCTTCCAACCAAAAATTGGCTTCAAGACTCGTTACGGAATCGTTGCAAACCCATTTGCAGAAGGAACCGATCAAGGACTTGGACGCCTACGCCTCAATGCAAACCGTTACTACAGAAGAGTAAAGGTTGCAAACCTAATGTGAGTCTTTCTCACAACTCAATCGGGAGGGTCTTCGGACCCTCTTTTTTTATGCTCATAAATAAAAATAAAACTCTCAATGACTAATGCTTTTTCAAAACAAATTGAGAATAGAAATTTTTTAACTCCTTTAGGATTTAAGTTTAATCTTTCTAGAACTCCTAAAGTAGATTTCTTTTCCAATTCTGCTAATATTCCTGGCATTAATCTTGGAGTAGCAATTCAACCAAATTACCTAAAGGATATTCCAATTCCAGGTGATAAATTATCTTACGATGATTTTAATTTAAAATTTATCGTTGATGAAAATATGGAAAATTATTTGGAAATTCATAATTGGATGAGGGGTCTTGGTTACCCAGAAAGTATTGCAGAATATGATCAATGGAGATTGAGTGATCCAACAAATACATCAAACCCCAATGTATCGGATGCAACTCTAATTGTTTATAACAGCAACTATCGTTCAAATATAACTGTAAAATTTAGAGGGATGTTTCCAACATCACTATCAACAATTGATTTTGATTCAACAATGACTGATGTGCAGTATGTAACTGCAACAGTCAGTTTTAAGTATACTCTTTATGATATTTTAACTTATGAACCTGGATGAAATTCAAAAATTATGGGAAGAAGATTCTAAGATAGATGAAGACAATCTACATACGGAATCCACAAAGATACCTTCATTACACGCAAAGTATTATAAGATTTTTAATAACATCTTAGTTCTCAAAAAAGCTCAAGAGAACAAATATAAGATTTTAAAAAAAGAAAAATGGCAATATTACACGGGAAAAGCCGAACCCGATGTTTATATTGAAAAACCATTTGACCATAAAGTCTTAAAACCAGACTTAGACAAATATATGGATGCAGATGAAGATTTGATCACTTGTCTGACCAAAATTGAATACTACCAGATGATGTTAAATTATCTAGAAAGTATTCTAAAAACAATTTTAAATAGAACTTATCAGTTAAAAAATGCCATTGAATGGTCCAAATTTATTGCAGGATATAGTTAATATATGACTAATATTGTAATCTCCAAAAAGAATGAAGTCTTTCTAAAAGTAGAAGCAGAACCACACATTCATCAAGAATTATCTGAACATTTTACTTTTGATGTACCAGGTGCTAAGTTTATGCCCCAGTACCGCAGTAAGTATTGGGACGGAAAGATCCGTCTCTTTTCAACTCATACTGGAGAAATTTATGTTGGTCTATTGGATAAGATAGTTTCTTGGGCAAAGAAATGGGATTATTCCATAGAGTTTAAAGATAATAAGTTCTATGGAACTCCTTTTGAAGAGAATGAAATGATATCTTATGAGGGAGTTAAAGATTATGTAACTCGTATTTCCAAACATAAACCAAGAGATTACCAAATCAATGCAGTATTTGATGCATTAAAGTACAATCGTAAACTGTTGATCTCACCAACTGCATCAGGTAAGTCATTGATGATTTACGCTATTGTTAGATATTTTGTAGAAAGAGATCATAAAATTTTATTGGTAGTTCCAACAACATCCTTGGTTGAACAGATGTTTAAGGACTTTCAAGACTATGGGTGGAACGCTGAGGATTTCTGCCATCGCATCTATTCTGGTAGGGAGAAGACTAATCAAGCCCCTGTAGTTATCACCACTTGGCAGTCCATATACAAACTGCCTAGGACGTTTTATGATGAGTTTGATGTAGTGATTGGTGATGAAGCCCACCAATTCAAATCCAAATCTTTAGTCGGTATTATGACTAAAATGGATAACACCAAATATCGTTTTGGGTTCACTGGTTCATTGGATGGTTCACAAACTCATAAGTGGGTTTTGGAAGGATTGTTTGGTCCATCATATAAAGTTGCACAAACAAAAGAACTAATTGAAAAGGGACATTTATCTAAACTCCAAATTAAAGTTTTAATTCTTAAACACAATCCCCGTGAATTTGAGAACTATGAGGATGAAATACAATTTATTATTACACACGAAAAAAGAAATAAATTCATTAAAAACCTTGTATTAGATTTAAAAGGCAACACTCTTGTATTGTTTTCACGAGTGGAAACTCACGGTGAACCTCTTTTTAATTTAATAAATACATCCATAAAGAATGATAGAAAAGTTTTTTATGTTCATGGTGGAGTTGATGCAGAGGAAAGAGAAAAGGTAAGAGAAATTACGGAGAGAGAAAACAACGCAATCATTGTTGCTTCTTACGGAACCTTTTCAACAGGTATTAACATTAAAAATTTACATAATGTTATCTTTGCTTCTCCAAGTAAATCAAGAATAAGAAATTTACAATCAATCGGTAGAGTTTTAAGAAAAGGTGATAATAAAACTCAGGCAGTTCTTTATGATATTGCAGATGATTGTACATTCAGATCAAGAAAAAATTATACTCTCAATCATCTTATAGAAAGAGTTAAAATTTATAATGAAGAGAATTTTAATTATGAATTCATACAAGTAAACTTAAAAGAATGATGGAAGAAGATTTCTATGCTGTTTTAAAATTAATTTCTGGAGAAGAGATTTTCTCAGTAGTTTGTCCATCCGAAGAAGATGGAAGAACTATGTTAATTCTTCATAATCCAGTTACAATTGAAACTGTTGTAATGAAAAATCTTGGTATGCAAGGATTTAAAATTGATCCTTGGTTAAGATTTGCAGATGACGATACTTTTCTTTTGGATATGGATAAAGTACTCACCATTAGTGAGGTTCGTGACACAGAAACTTTAGAAATGTATCACAAATTCCTAAGACAAAAAAATAGTAAAAAAAGTAAAGGCGATCTGACACCAGAAATGGGTTACTTATCAACAGTAGGGGAAGCCCGTATTAAATTTGAAAAACTCTATAAAAGCTCTTTAGATAAGCCTGATCTTTGAAACTCCACAGAGTAATTGTATCAAGATTGAAGGGTCTTGTCAACATATCCATAAACTGTTATAATAAGAACAATTAATAATAACGGGGACTTATGAAATGCAAGCACCTAAAAGAAAAAGATCAGAACATTATGTAAATAACAAGGATTTCCTTGATGCAATTGTAGAATATAAAAAGAAAGTTGCTGCAGCTGCAGAAGCAGGTGAAACCAAACCTCGTATTACCAATTATCTTGGGGAATGTTTTCTTAAAATTGCTACACACCTATCATACAAACCAAACTTTGTGAACTATATGTTCCGTGAAGATATGATTTGTGATGGTATTGAAAACTGCGTTCAGTATATTCATAATTTCAATCCAGAGAAATCTAGTAATCCATTTGCTTATTTTACGCAAATTATTCATTATGCTTTTCTAAGAAGAATTCAGAAAGAAAAGAAACAAATGGAAATTCGTGCTAAAATCATTGAAAGATCTGGATATGACGAAGTGTTCACTGTAGATGGTGACGGATTTGATGCTTCCGAGTATAATTCTATCAAGGATGCAATTCAAACTAAGATGTATCAATGACTATAATTGCTTGTGTAACTGATACCCACTTTGGAGGAAGGAAAGGTAGTAAAACTTTTCACGATTACTTCAAAAAATTTTATGAGGATGTGTTTTTTCCCGAGTTAAAGAAACGTGGGATCAAACATTGTATTCACTTGGGTGATGCATTTGATAATCGTAAAAGTGTTGACTTTTGGTCTTTGAATTGGGCAAAAGAAAACGTCTATGATAAGTTTCGTGATCTGGGCATTACGGTCTATCAAATTGTAGGAAATCACGATTGTTATTATAAGAATACTAATGAAGTCAACTCTATTGAGTCCCTGTTAACAGAGTATGACAACATTGTTCCTATTTCTGGTCCTGGTGAATACGATATAGATGGATTTAAATCATTTATGGTTCCTTGGATTTCTCCAGAAAATCACGAAGAAACCATAGAAAAACTTGAAAAAACAAAAGCAAAGGCAGTCTTTGGTCACTTAGAACTTGCGGGATTTGCAACTTATCCAGGACACGTCCAAGAAAGTGGTATGGGTGTAGATGTCTTTGATAAATTTAAAATTGTTTGTTCTGGACATTATCATACTCGTTCCAACAATGGTAAAGTTTTTTATCTAGGAAATCCGTATCAAATATACTGGAATGACGTAGATGATAAAAGAGGATTTAACTTTTTTAACACAGAAACTTTTGAATTAGAGTTTGTTCAAAATCCTTATAATATTTTTGAAAGAATTTATTATGAAGATCATAATCCAAAACTCTTTAATACTACAGAACTTACAAATAAGATTGTAAAAATTGTAGTTCGTAAAAAATCTGATCAACTTCTATTTGAAAAGTTTGTAGATAAAATCTATAAGTCTGGTGTAGTGGACTTAAAGATCGTTGAAAACTTTGAAGTTAATGATGATGATGTTGACTTTGATCAAGAAAAGATTGAAGACACAATTACAATTTTAAATAAATACGTTGAGGACTCTGATTTTGACTTAAATAAAGATATAGTCAAAAAACTTTTACGAGAAGTCTATCAAGAAGCTTGCGAAGTTGAATGATGTATATCCTAACCATCGCTGGACAAGAAGACGAGGGTGCATACGCCGTATCGGATGAACACGGTGATAAAACCCTCTATTTTTTTCAAGATGAGGATGATGCAGAGAGATTTAGAGGACTGTTAGAAGCTGACGATTTTCCAGAAATGTCTGTTGTAGAAGTTGATCCAGAGCTTGCAATAAAGACTTGTGACCAGTATAATTATAACTATGCGGTCATTACGCCAAATGATTTTGTGATTCCCCCAAGAGACTATGATTATCTTCAAGACACTGAAATGGCGTAACTTTCTTTCCACAGGAAATCAGTTTACTGAAGTAAATTTTCAAGATGCAAAGACAAATTTGATTGTTGGAACAAATGGTTCTGGTAAAAGTACCGTTTTGGATGCTCTTACTTTTGTTCTATACAACAAACCATTTCGCAAAATTAATAAACCTCAACTTGTCAACGCAGTCAATGAAAAGGACTGTTTGGTGGAGATTGAGTTTGATGTAGGTAAAAGAGAATATAAAGTTGTGAGAGGCATTAAACCAAATGTCTTTGAGATTTGGATTGATGGCAATAAAGAAGATCAAGATGCCGCAGCACAGGACCAACAAAAGAAGTTGGAAGAAGGTATTCTAAAATTAAACTATAAGTCTTTTACTCAGACAGTAATTCTGGGTTCTGCAACTTTTGTTCCTTTTATGCAATTGACTTCTGCAAATCGCAGGGAAATTGTAGAGGATTTGTTGGATATTAAGATCTTTTCAACGATGAGTTCCATTCTTAAAGAAAGAATGCGTCGTACAAATGAACTCATTCGTGAATATTCAATCAAGAAAGATATGATTGAAGAAAAGATTGATATGCAAGAAAACTTTATTGCTGACTTAGACAAGAGTGGCAAAGAAAGAATTAAACAAAAAGAAAATTCACTCAAGGAAATTGAAACTGAAGTAGAAGAACTTAATGAAGAGAATGAAAAAACTTTAAAGGTTATTGAGAATGAGTTGCAACCAAAATTGGAAGAACTCAATAGTACCAATAATACTCTCCGTAAACTTGGCCAAATCAAAGCAAAATTAGAACAAAAAATTCAAACAATCGTTCAAGAACATAAGTTCTTTCAAGAAAACACAGTTTGCCCTACCTGTACTCAAAGTATTGAGGAAGAATTTCGTTTGAGTAAAATTGATGATATTGAGAATAAATCTAAAGAACTCCAGACTGGATATCAAGAACTGGAAGATGCAATTAATGTAGAACAGGAAAAGGATAAACTCTTTGCATCCTATTCCGCAGAGATTACTAAGTTGAACAATGGTGTTTCTCATAATAATGTAACTATTTCTGGACTTCATAGACAATCCAAAAATCTTAGAAATGAAATTCAAGAAATTTCTGAACAAATACAGAATAGAAATGTGGAACGTGAAACTCTTGAAAAGTTGAACAAAGATTTGAACAGAGTTGAGAAAGAACGATCCGAACACAAAGAAAGTGTAAGTTACTATGACTTTGCACATTCATTGATGAAGGATGGTGGAGTAAAGTCCAAAATCATCAAAAAGTATTTACCTTTGATGAACCAACAGATTAATAAGTATCTTCAGATGATGGATTTCTACATTAACTTTACTTTGGATGAAGAGTTCAAAGAAGTTATTAAGTCACCAGTCCACGAAGACTTTAGTTATGAAAGTTTTAGTGAAGGTGAAAAGATGAGAATTGACTTGTCACTTCTTTTTACTTGGAGAGATATTGCAAGACTAAGAAATTCGGCAAGTACCAATCTTCTTATTCTGGATGAAATCTTTGATAGTTCATTGGATGGTGCAGGAACAGATTTCTTCACTAATATTATTAAATATGTTGTTAGTGATGCACACGTATTTGTAATTTCTCATAAGACTGATGACTTGATTGATAAGTTTGATAAAGTCATTAAATTTGATAAGGTCAAGGGATTTAGTAAAATGATCTGAGTGGACACTTTTCAAACTGTCCACTAACCGTCCCGATGGGGGAGTTTTGTTGTATTATAAGGTCAACCGAACAAAACCGATGTCCGTCAATCACGAAGTCAAGGGCCATCTTGCTCGTCTTCTTGCAACTGAAGACCTTGTAGTGGAACACAAACAAGTTGAGACTGCTTGTTTTAATGTCCATAGTCGTGTATTGACCCTTCCTCTCTGGGAGAAAGCGACCAATGGTATCTACGATATGTTGGTGGGACACGAAGTTGGTCACGCTCTTTATACTCCCGATGAAGATTGGAGTGAACAGATCCAAATTCCTCCACAATTCGTGAATGTGACTGAAGACGCACGAGTTGAGAAGTTGATGAAACGTCGGTATGCAGGACTTTCCAAGACCTTTTTTAAAGGTTACAAAGAACTTTCTGACGATGATTTCTTCCAGATTGGTGATGAGGATATCTCTACATTTAATCTTGCTGACCGTGCAAATCTATACTTTAAAGTTGGTAACTTTGTTTCTATCCAATTTAATGAAGAAGAAAAACAAATCATTAATTTGATTGGTGATGCAGAAACTTTCCAAGATGCTTTGGAAGCTGCTCAACGTCTTTATGAATATTGTAAAGAAGAAAATAAGGAGGGAGAACAAGTCCCTTCTTTGGATAATCACGAAACCACTCAATCTGGGGGTGGTAACACTCAAGAAATGGGTGATCAAACTGAAATGAATGAAGATGTGAATGATGAAGGTTCTTCAACCGAAACTCAACCAAATATGCAAGGTGGAGATGAAGGCGGGGAAATTGCAGAACCCGAAGTCAAAACTGTTAATAATTTGGAAGATAAACTCCGTGACCTAGTGAATATGAGGGGTCTGGAAAATATCTATATTGAACTTCCTAAACTCAATCTGGATACAATAATCAATTCCAATGAAGAAGTTCATAATGATATCAAAAGTTATTGGAAAGAGTGTGAAAAAACTTTCTCACAATCTATGGGAGAAGAAACATATAGAACACTATTCCTTGATGTAGACAAACAATATCAACAGTTTAAACGTTCCGCACAAAAAGAAGTTAATTATCTCGTAAAGGAGTTTGAATGTAAGAAAGCTGCAGATAGTTACGCTCGTGCAACAACTTCTAGGACTGGTGTTTTAGATTGCACCAAACTTCCTAGTTACAAGTATAGTGAAGATTTGTTTAAAAAGGTTACTACTCTTGCAACTGGTAAGAACCACGGTTTGGTCTTTGTTCTGGACTGGTCTGGTTCTATGGCGGATGTAATGGTGGATACGATCAAACAACTTTATAATCTAATTTGGTTCTGTAAAAAAGTGAATATTCCGTTTGAAGTTTATGCGTTCACAAACGAATTTCGTCGTCCAGATTGGTATCCATCATATTGCAGTGAGCCCCTGAAACCTCATTATAAAAAAGATCACGGTCTTATGCACATTGATGAAAGTTTCTCTTTGATGAACTTATTTACTAGTAAGACTAATAATCGGGTTCTTGAAGAACAAATGGTTTCTATCTATCGTATTGCAAATACTCTTTCGTACCGAAATAATGGACCGATCTATGGACATCCCAATAAGTTGTCTCTTTCTGGTACTCCTTTGAATGAAGCTTTGGTTGCAATGAACCAAATTCTTCCTAAATTCCAAAAAGAAAATAAACTGCAAAAAGTTCAATGTGTTGTTTTGACTGATGGTGAAGCTCCTCCTTTGAAGTTTCATAAAGAATTTCATAATCGTCTTATGGGCGATGGCCAACCTTATATTGGTCTTAATAGTGTAGGTTCTGATGTTTTTCTTCGTGATCGTAAAATTGGTCGTACTTATAAATTTAATTACGAGTATCACCAGTTTACGGATGTTCTCCTGCAAAATCTTCGTGATAAATTTGTTGATGTTAACTTTATTGGTATGAGGATTTTGCAATCTCGTGATGCAGGAAATTTTATTCGTCGTTATTATGAAACTGCAGATTATTCAACTGGACGATATCAAAACAATAAAGAGTACGAAAAAATTATGAGTGAGTGGAAAAAGACCCGTACTTGTTCTATTTTGAATTCTGGGTATCACATTTATTTTGGGCTTTCTAGTTCGGATCTTTCCAATGATACTGAATTTGAGGTTGCAGAGGATGCAACAAAAAATCAGATTAAATCTGCATTTGTGAAGAGTCTGAAGAGTAAAAAAATGAATAAAAAAGTCTTGGGGGAGTTTATTGAGTTGGTCGCATAATAAATACTTAAAACGTATTTGTAAAATGAAGCCACAAGATATTCAAAATCTTCAAGAAGCATATAGTCAAGTTTATGATGAAAGTTATAAAGACCTTGGAGATAAAGCAAGAAACAAGGGACATCAACTATTAAATAAATCAAAAAAAACTGCTACTAGGGGTAGTATATATTCTGGAGTAAAACCAAGTAATACTCCAGAAGGTGAAAAATTGCAAAATAGAGCAAGCAATCAATTTGCTGTTAGTGCGTTTCACAATCCAGAAAAAGCACAAGCAAAATCAGCAGCAAACAAAGAGAAGGGTGAGAAAAAGAAAAAGGCATTTGGGAATAGGTTAACCAGAAGTGATGGACAAGGTATTCGTGATAGTTATGAGTATGACCTCGATGAAGCAGAAGGTTCTTACGGACAAACTCCAAAAGCACAACAAAAAATGGGTGACCTTGCTAATAAAAGAAGGAACACACCTGCAAGTGAATATAGTGAAAGAGGTGAAAAAAAGAAAAAAGTAGATGCTGCTTCAAGACAT